TCAAGGTTCAGCATTTCTTTTGTCTCCATGGCGGTCACCGCGTCGAGTTTCTGCTCAATGCGGGCTAGTGCGGCTGTGTGGTTAAGGATCTGGCTGGATACCAGGGCCTCCAAAGCGGGCGAGAGATCGATCGTGACGGAGCCACTTACGTGGATAGAGAGATTCATGCCGTTCTTCCTGCCTTCAATACCCGGCGTAGCGTCGTAAGGGGAACTTTGAGCTGTCTGCCAATCGCGCGCATGCTCATGCCGCCGGCTTTCAGCTCCGCGGCGAGCTCTCGACGGAAAATCCTGGTTTGCCCGCCGAGCGGCAGGTTTCTCTTGGACTTCGACTCGCGCTGCTTCCCTGCTCCCACTTTGCCCGCGGCGTAGAGCTTCTGGTAGTTGTCCACACCTTCCTGCACGCGCTCGTGGATCATATCGAGCTCGAACTCGGCGAACACGGCCAGCAGGTGCATGAGCATCTTCGAAAGCGGGTTGCGCTTGTCCGTGTCGATTCCCTGCGAGCAGGCGATAAAGCGGATGCCGAGGCTATCGAGGGTTACCGTGTTCTGGCAGAACTCGCCGGTGGAGCGCCCGAAGCGATCGATTTTCCAGACCAGCACGACGTCGAACTTACGCAGGGCGGCGTCGGCCATGAGCCGTTTCAGCGCGGGGCGGTTGCTCCCGGCCTTGGCCGATTCCTTCTCCAGATACTCAGCGACGTTCCATCCGCTGCGTTTGGCGAACTCCTGTAGTTCGCGCACCTGGTAGGCGTAATCCTGCTTGACGGTCGAGACGCGGCCGTAGATCCCAGCGGTAAGGGGCTTGGCGTCGAGCATGGGTAGGTGCGCGGTTAGTGTGCGGCGGTCTGCGGCGGGAGGCTTACGCGACCTTCAGCCACCATCCCTTACCCATGAAGAAATCGATCTTCTCGAAGACGGAGCCCGCCGGGTAGTCCGCCCCGGGCGGCATGGCCGGCGTCTTGAAGGGGGACTTGCAGGTGTCGTCGCCGAGGGCGGACCAGTAGTTGCCGCTTAAGTGGACGCCGATCGAAATGTGGTCCTTGCCCGTAGCCGCGTCCAGTTGTTCCTGGCTCTTGCTGTGATCGGCAGGAACGGGCGGCATGGCGCAAACAGGAGTCGTCCCTGGGGCGGGCCAGGCGAAGCCATCGGGACTGGTGACCACGGCATAGCCGCCAGGAGGCGTGGGCGGGTTGGTGTTGTCGTGCTTGCCGGCGAGGACTTCGGTTGTCCACGAGCCGAATCTCGACAGGTACAGGTTCTTCAGCTCGTCGTTGAGGTGGGACACCATAAAGGTGGAGCTGGCCAGGGTGTTGGCTTTGGCCGCTTCGAGAGTGGTCTGCCATAGCTGCGAAGAGAGGTCGAGAGTAGGGGACATGGGACTCCTAAGAAATTGGGAATTTCCTATCGAACTAGGAAAGTGCGTTTCGCCAGAGTGCGATTGATCAGCACAACCAGGGCGCTCTTCCGGTCATGCCCGAGCTTGAGCAAGGCATCGCGTACGCCGATCAGGCAACATTCCGCATCCTGCGCAAAGGTCGGTACGGAGCAGCGGAACCGTTGCCGTTTGGTGCGCGGCCGCGGTATGCGGCACACGATCGCGGTGGGCTTCAAGGTACGCGGAAGTGTGGGGCTCGCGCGGCGCCGCGGGCCTGGCGCGAGGGCTTTCATTGGGCGTCACAGGTTTTAGAAACGATAGCCGAGCAGGTAGGCGATCAGCACGACGATCAGCACGAGCCCGAGGCCTCCGCCGAGTCCGTTGTTGCCCCAGCGGTTGTAGCCGCCGCCACCAAAGACCAGCAGCAAGATGATAAGTAAGATGATCATGGGGTAGCCTCCATTGGCTTGGGCGTTTCCGCCCGTTCGAGCAGATCGAGCGAATCGGCGTCGACTTCAGCCGAGATCGAGCGGTGCAGCATTTCGACCGACACGACGACGCGCACCAGATTCTTGGAATAGGCGACGTAACCCTCCAGGCCCGCGAGGGGGCCGCCGCGCACTCGTACGCGGTCTCCCGCGAAGACGTAAGCGCATGGTTGGGCGAGGGAAGGGAAGGACGTAATCAGTTTCACGGCTGCAATTTCTTCGTCCGGTATCGGGATCGCGTGGCGGCCGGCTCCGAGGATCGAGACCACCTGGCTGATGGCGACTACCGGAGTTTTCTCTTCGAGGTCGAAGCGGCTGAAGACGTACCCGGGCATGAACCTCAGTTCGGTGTCCCGCTTGCCGTCCTTGGACTTGGTGTCCAGGTGCGGGTAGAAGCTCTCGATGCCGGCGCCGTCCAGTTTCATGGCGACCAGGCCTTCGAAGTTCGAATGAACGTGTAGGGCGTACCAGAGCATGGGCATGCGTTCGGACAGCCTACGGCCCCTTCCTTTATAAAAAGGGTTAGGGAAAGGAACACCGGCACCGTGCCGGGCTGAGGACGTTTACGCCGCGGTGGGCGTCTGGAGCAGGCCTGCGGAGATGTCACGCGAGCCGGTGCGTTCGCTTTTGATGTAGCCGGACCGCTTTTCTTCGGGCACTACACTTTCGAGCAACTTGAAGGTAATCGTAAGGCGCTCAATCAATTCGTCAAGGCCGAGAATCCGCTTGAGCGCGGCGAAGGCTTTGGACTTATCGGTGATCTCGCGCTTCATTTCACGCGCGGATAAGTCTAAGAAATAGGTGGATCCGCCAGCGCCTTTTCCGGGCGTTCCCATAAGACGTACCGGCTTATCGGACGGCTTGCTGGCGCATTCTAACTGGAATTTCGCTTTGAGGTCGGCGAGTTCATCGCGTTCGGGTTTACCGGCGCGCTCCTTTTCAATCAGGAAAGCGCAACGGTCGATATCCTTGGGAGTGAGGGCAGGAGACGCGGGTTGTAACGCCGTGACGGTTCCCATGAGGTGCTCCTCTATGGTGTGCACCGCGGACCCTCCGCGAGCCTATGTTTGATGCCCGTTTCTGCGTTTCGCGCGGTTTTCGGGTATCAAACATATTACGGAGAGGGGCTATTTATTGGGGTTCGGCGTAAAATTGAGGGCAAGGTACGTTCGTGGGAAGCATCGCCACCCAACCATTCGCACGAAAAGAGAGAGAAGTCCTGGAGCTGTTGAAGGCTCGCGTGACGATCAAGAACATCGGCGCGCTACTCGAACTCAGCACCAATACCGTCCGCCAGCGCCTGCGCGTCAGTTGCGAGCTGGCACAGGTCGTCGATGAGGTCGAGATGCATCTCTTCCTGATCCAGAATCCCGACATTCTCACCAGGGGCGCCACTTGCTTGCCCGGGCTGCACATTCCCATCATGGGAACCCCCATCGAAGGCGAGGCCGTGCCAGTCAAGCCGTGCGGCTGCGGTAACCCCGAATGTCTGGGGCCCGTGGCCATGCACGTCAAGACGACGAGCCGCGAGGCGGCTTCGGCCGCCGGCGAACCCCTGCCGCCGGAAGTCTTCAGGTAAAGAGATGCGCCTCGACTGTAAAACCTGCCTGCTTCTCTGGGCGGAGTACGGCGCGGCGTTGGGCTCCGTTCGCCGGAAGATCCGCGGAAGCGCGGATAAGCTGAAAAAGGCCGAGGCGGCGATCGCCGGCCACGATCTGCAACACCACATCCCGAGGACCGCCGCGGCTTCGGCCCTGGCGTAAAGCATCGACCAATGGAACGAATGGAACCGCCGCGCATCTTCGTCCAGGACCTGAAGCGGCAGCAGGCTCCCAACGTAAAGCCGCTACTCGGATCCAAAGTGAAACGTGTCTGGGGAACGCCGGGCGGTACGATGCTGGCCGTGCTCTTAGAGGGCGGCAAAATCCTCATGGTCGAAACCAACGAGTCCCTGCTCAACGTAACAGTCGGCGACGAAATCCCCGGTATGGACTGGTCGGCGGTCCCCGCTTATCCGGATCCACACGCCCGATCGCTGGTCGGCCGCCGGTTCACCGGCTTTGCGGCCAACGCGGTGACATTCGGCAAGGTCCGCGCACAGTTCAACCGCGACAGTATACGCTGGGTTAGGGAGCCCTGAGCATGTCTGACGTCGCCGCCCCGCTGCAATCGATCATCAAGCGGCTCGCCGGCACGGACATTGTGGGCCCGGCCGCCAAAAGGGCGCAGCGCTTTACCGATGCGTCCGACGAGCTCGTCGTGCTGGCCGACTGTTCGGGATCTATGCTCGACTTCATCGGCAGCCAGGGCATTTCGAAGTTCGAGCATTTGCAGATCGCGCTCGAGGACGTGATGCTGGCCTGGCCGCGCATCAAGATCCTGGCCTTCGCATCGACGTTCCGGGAGATCGCCAACGCCAAAGACCTTCCACGCGCGGGTCTCGGCGGCGGCACCAATCTGGCGGGCGCGATTGAGTACGCCGCGAAGTGGAGGCCGCGCAAGACCATCATCATTTCGGACGGCCTGCCCGATAGCGAGGCGGAAGCGATCGCCGCGGCCCAAAAGATCACCGGCGCCGTCGACACCATCTATTGCGGACCGGACGCCCATCCCGCGGTAGCGTTCCTGCGCAAACTCTCCCGCGAAGCCGCCGGCATCCACTTCACCTGGGAAGGCGGGCGCACCAGCATTGCGCAGACTATCCGCGGTCTGTTGCCGTCGCCGGAGTAACTCGGGAATGAATTTCTATAGGGTCACCTATCCCGGCCGTTACCTCGGCGCGACCGCAATAGTTGCGGCCGATTCTGAAGAGGAAGCCATCGAACTGGTGAATTCCGATCCACGTACTCATGACGGCCACGATGGGAAAGTAGCGATGAAGGTATTCCATATTCCTGTTCCAGGCGCGTGCGTGCTGTACAACGACAACGGAGACTATTGAGTATGGACCTGGGCCTCGGAGAACTCACCGACGATCAGCTACTCGAGCTGGTGAACCAGGCTTGTGCCGAGCTGGTGGTGCGGGATCCCTTTATTCGCCAGATGGCGCAGTCCACCATCACCACCTGGTCGGAGCAGCTTATCCTCAAGCGGGCCATGATCAAGGAAGCGGTGACCGCGCTCGCCGGGGCGTACATCGAGCAGATCAGGAAGGAGACTTTCGCGGAGGTGAAGGCGGCCGTCTCTGCCGGCGAAGCGCGCCTCTTGAGTCCCACACAGGAAGCGCGCGTCGTCGTCGAGAGCACCATCGAAGCGAAAATCCAGATGATCGATGAACTGGTCGCGCTGACAGAGAAGGGGAAGCGGCCGCCGGTACCGGCGACCGATACGGAGGATTGGCTGACGGCCAGGGCCAATAACACCATCGATCCTCGCCCGCCGGTCGATCCTTATGATGTGCATTCTGCCGCGTACATCCAACGGCTGCGGGAGGACATGGCGAGGGTGTTGGCCGCGGGCTGCACCCCAAAACCGCGGTTCTGGACCCCACCGGGCTTCTGAACGTGCCCAACGCATTCCTCACCCCGCAGATGATCGCCCGCGGCTTCCTGGTCGCGCTGCGTAGCTCGCTGTACGGCGAGAAAATGCACGTCGGAGCAATCGAACACGACTATCGCTTGGGCCACACGGTGAGGATCGCTACATCGAGGGGCGGCCTTTTCGTCGAAGACCTGACGCCGGAAGGCCTCATGCGGCAGACGTGCCACCATGTTCACCTGGAGCATCAGATCTACGTCGACATCGAATATCCGGACGAGGCTTTGACCGTCAGCGCGGACGCCTTCTATCGGCAAGTTCTGGAGCCCGCGGCGCAGATTCTCGCGAACGGCATCGGCGATTTATGGCCTGAAGGGGCAACGCTCGTTTGCGCGAGCCTGAACGATCTCGCCGGGGCGTCGTCCTGGGTGGTGGTGCGCTATTGCTTGAGGCGCGGGCTGAACTGGTCTCCCAGTTGGAACGACTCAAGGCCGCCTGAGCTTGTGCCACGCGCATCGATGGACGCCTCCGTTTCAGGCGCTGAGGTTGGGCCGTACCGGAACGTGGATTAACGATTTAAATACCATTCCGGCATGGATAGTGGTAGGTTCGCGTGAAGGTATTACAGTTTATAAGACCAAGAGGAGAACCTGCACTCATGCCTAGCGAAGCCGCCACACTGAAAAGGATGCTCAATGTTGCCCCCGGCAACGCGGAGTACATCACCTGCCAGGAGGCCACGGAGTTTCTAACGATAGGGGAGGGAAAGTCGAAACGGCCGATCAGCGCACGCCGCGTCTTGGAGTTTGCGATGGCGGGAGCGCTGCGTTCCGCGAGGCGCAAGGACGCGAAGCGGGGCAACCAGATGACCACGGTGGTTTTGCGGTCGGACGTGTTGCGCCTACAGCACGAGCGCGAGAATCCGCCGCTCGAGCCGGCAATCCCTCTACCTCAGAAGGCGCCACGAGCGCTAGACGAAGCCCCACCCTCCGCGCCGCCGAAACAGCGCCTCCTCGAAGCGCCGGCCGCGCCGCAATCGGTATGGCTCACGCTCGATGAGGCCGCGAAAAGGCCAGAGGGATTACCTGCATCCGTGCTGGAGCGGCTGATCAAGAGCGGCAAATTGCCGGCCATGAACGTGGGTATTGAAACGGTCCGCTACCGCATTCATGTGGAGGATCTGGCGAAGTTGCGGGGCGGGAACTGCGCGGACAAGGCGCCCGCAGAGTGATCGAATGGGGCGAAGAGAAGGCGTACCGGCTTGACCCGCGTCCCTGCCGGGGCATAACCTAATTGCCATCGTGCGGTTTTTGAAAAAAGTGAGAGGGGGAGGGCGGCCAATCCTGAGCAAGGAGCCGCCCCCTTGGTATTTACTCGATTGAACTCCTCAAAACTATCACGGCCTGTGTGGAACTTCAAGCGGGGGACTGTTACAGCAGGCCCCCGCGTCCATCCTTTGATGCAGACAGTTTTCCAACCACGAAAAAAAGTCAGCGGTGAATCGCCCGGGAAAGGAAGAGGAGCCCAGACGTGAATCAGCCTATCGAATCCCGGGCCTCCTGTCTACAGGTGGAATGCCTAGTTCCCCTTTCCTCTCCGCTGTGTAATCATCAAACGGCATCGTGGGCGCTGGCCGGGAGTTCTTCTCAGGACTCACACCATCCGGCCAGCTCCACAGCAAGCCCTTATGGTGAGGGCCGTACGTGAAAAAAGCCAACTCACAAATCGAGCAGCCCGCAAGCGTTGGACTTCCACACGTCCTGCCGCCTGAAGTACTTTCGCAGGGAACTCATGCAGCGGTGGCCGGTTTGGGAGGCGATGAGCAACTCGGAAATTCCGGCCAGTCCTGCCTCCGTGACAAAGCCACTCCGCATCGAATGGCTTCCGAATCTCAGCTTGGGGTCCAGGCCGATGCGCTTCACCGCCGCCTGCACAATCCCGCAGATCCGCTCCGGCTGCAGCGCCGACATCCCGCCTTGCCGGGAAGGGAAGAGCGGCCCGGGAGCGGTACCCCTGAGCGCGATCCAGGCCTTCAGCGCGGTCACCGGGCAGGTGTCGGCGTGCTTGCCGCTCGGAATCCCGATCATTCGTCCACGGCCCACCTGGTCCTGCTTCTCGCCGCGAATGTAGAGCGTCATGCCATGAGCGGAGAACTCGACTTCGGCCAGCAGCAACTTCACGATCGAGGCCGAGCGCAGCGCCGAACCGAAGCCCACCAGGAATATCGCGCGATTGCGAACAGCTACGCGCGTGCCGTCCTTGGCGAGCAGCAGACAGATGGCCCGCAGCGCGATGAGACTGAGCGGATTGACCTGGCGCGGGGATTCCTGGCGCAGGCGCCGCGACCCGTGCAGCAGCTCGCGCACTTCGCAGGTTACCGGCGAGGCCAGGCCGGCCTGGCGATGATTTTGCCCGATGGCCGATACGTGGCGCGCCGCCGTGGCGGTTTTTCTGCCGCGGCTCAACTGGTCGACCACATAGAGTCCGACCGTATCGGCGCTCGCCGGCAGCGAGCTTTTCCCCATCCGCTCGCACCAACGCCCGAAGGCAGCCGCGTCATACCGGTATCCGTAGCGCGTGGTGGGAGCGAGAAGCGCCTCGGTGAGTTTTCGTTGCTCGACCAAAAGGGCAGCCAAAGACGAAGGTATAGAATCGGTTTCAGCCATTGCAGCTCCTTACAGCTTCAGTGGTCAAGGGCTGTCAGGGTGCTTGTAACATCCAGGCGGCCCAAGTGCTGTTACAGCCTAGCACTCGCTACCTGTAACATGAGATTTTCGGTTGTGGAAAAGTACTACCGGGAGTACGGGAAAAATCGGAATTGTAGCTTACTTCCCGATGTGTCCCGCGAGCGCGGACCGCCCCTGCGCCGCAGGTTGTAACTCATTAAGCCGGTTCATTCTTGGCAGAGAGACCGGTGTAACAAGCGATGACCCAACGCAGGTTAAGGCCTACCTCTTCAGTATAGAAGCCTTCCTGGGTTCAATCAATAACAACTAACCCCGTTTTAGAGAGGCAAGCGCATGTCTGTTCCACGCGCATCGGGAGCGCTTGGCGTTTCAGGGGATGAGATTGGGCCGGGCCGGAAGGGTTCGGAGGTAATGGGCGAGGCGAAGTGGACGCCAGGCCCGTGGCGCGCCTGGGACCGGGGAATCGGCTGGGAGGTACACGCGGGGCCGGAAGATGACCGCCAGCCTGTCAACGATGGCCACCGCGGCACCTTTGACGAGGCCGACGCCCGCCTGATCGCCGCCGCGCCCGACTTATACGCCGCGCTAGCGGAAATCCAAGACGTCATCGCAGGCGCGGGGCTTGTCGAAGAATTCCCCGTCTGGATCATAGATTTGATGAATGCCGCCCTCGCGAAAGCCAACCCCGCTGGCCCACCTTCCACTCCATCAGCAGAGACGCCATCGGTGCACGAATCCCAAATTCAGGAGGCGCAGTCATGATCTTCCCACCTGAGACACTCACCCGTGACGAGATGGAAGCTCGCCGTTTGCTGGCGGCCGTGGACTTTCGGGCGGGCAGGCGTCAGGCGTGGGTGGCCAAGAAGTACGGTGTGACGCGGACCACGGCGAGCCGCTGGGCCCGCTCGCTGCGCGCGGGAGGGAAGGATGCCTTGCGCAAGACGAAGGCTCCTGGCCGTCCGTTCCGGATCTCACCGGGCGAGTCTGCCATCATCGCGGCCATGTTCCGCTCCGGCCCGCCCAAGGAGAAAGGGCTGCGGCGCGATCGCTGGACGTCTGCCGCCTTCGCCGAGGCCATCTTCGCCAGAATCGGCGTGCGCTACCACTCCGATCACGTTAGCCGGATGATGAAGCGATTCCGCGACTCCGACGACGAGCCCCGGTTTGACGATCCCGCACAGCCTGGTCATATCGAGGCAAGGGCATGAAATCCCGCGCGCTCGTGCCGACGCTGACGCAGGTGGCCATCCTCAAGCACATGGCGAGCGACGGCTGGATCTTGATCGAGGACGCCTCGCACGTAGGCCAGACCGGCGTATGGCTTCTTAATAAGGAAGGGAAGCCGAAGCGCCGGATCAGCGGCAACACCCTCAAGCCCCTGCTCGAGCATGGTTGGATCGAGCCCATTCCTAATCGCCCCGGCTTTCAGCAGATCGCGAACGAAGGCCGCCACCACCTACCTGTCTACCAAAAGGGGGCGCGTGGTGCGTAAGTCCTTTGTTTTTGAATGGCGAATATCAGATCTGATATATGCTCACTGAAAACACAGAGCTTATTTCCGCGAAAAGCGCAAACCGGACGCAAATTGCGTCCGCTGGCCGCCCCGAAGTTCTCAGGCTCCTGAGAACTTCGGGAGTCGGGTCGGCACCTAAGTCCTTTAATAAAGGTAGGCGCCTATCAGATCTGATATGTCCAGGGGGCGCTCATCGATGAGGAAGGGCGACGACAGACCCAAGCCATCGCAGCCGAAGTTACCGGCGAAGGAAGCGGCCCAACCCTCCAGGCAGTGCTCCATTTGCCGCCTTGTTTCCACGTCGGAAGATATCTTCCGCACGCGCAAAGACGATGGCGCCATTGTCTGCGTTGATGACCGGGACTGCCGCACGCGGCTGCTCTCGATCGCTCTGGGAATCGAGCTCCAGCAGGCCAAGTGGCTGTTCTTCAAATACCCGCGGGATCGCGTATACCGCGAGATGGACATCCGCCCGAAGGACTGGAGGGTCACCGGCTGGGTTCCGCGCTACACCATGCGGGAGAGGGTCAAGGCGTGCATCCTCTATCACTCCTGGTGCTACCCGGTGTCACTCGATTATGCCGTGCAGCTTGCCGGCACTCTGCCCCGGGTCGGCCGGGACGACCCCGACCCCGATGCCATCCTGTGCGACGATTTCAACCGGCCCCGGCCCCTAAAGGTGATGGACATCGGCCGCATCCTCAATGAAGACTGGCAGGGCAACGTCTCCCGGGCCGTGACGCAACTCCGGGTGATGAAGGAAATCCGCGTCGACGAGGACCATGTGCTCTCGCCCGCGGCCAAGCTGCTCGATATGTCGATCGAGGAGCGCCGCGCCTTCCAGGGCATCCAGGCGCCGGAGTCCCAGGAGGGAGTGCCGGAGGAAATTCAGGCCTTCCGCAAACTCCTCAAATCGACGCCCAAGCACCTGCGCTGGAAAGTGGCCTTAATCCAGGAGCAAGTTCCCTGGGATATCAGATCTGATATATTCCACAGGATCGAGGATGCGTGTTCAGCGTTCTCGGCAGGGCTTGGAACCCTCAGAACTGATAGGAACACGACTATCCAAAAGGAGTGTTCACGCGCCGCCTACCTTATACCAGACTTGGAGAGGTCGAGACCCCCAGCCCAGCGAGCGAGCATTCCTTTCGTAGACCCGTCTCCTGCCGCAGTTCCTGACGATCGCTCGCAGGTCAATCCCCCATCCTCCACAACAACGCCGGAGGGTGAGGTTGTGCGGCTACCCAGGGATACCGGCGGGGATCTGAAGAGAATCCGGACCGCGGTGGAAGAAGCATGGGGAGCCCCGCTCCAAGGTGGTGAGGCCGACCCGATACCGGCGCAGTTACTGGCCATCGCGGAGAGTCAGAAGATTCCGGTAACCGCCCTCGAGCTTTGGTGCGCCGCCTTCGCGGCGAAGAAGGCCGCGGATAACGTGGCCATCGAGAGTCCCAACCTGTTCGTCCATGCGGCGCCGCGCGCGCTGCGGCCGTGGTACGCCGGCAACCGCGCTCAGATCGGCGCGGAGCAGGCCCGCCGCGTGCAAGCCGCGGAGATGGCGGCGCGCGCCAAGCAGCCGAAGATCCGGCCGCACCGGGAAGACCCCCGCACCGAGTGGGCCGCTGCCAAGGCGCGCTTGCGGGACAGCGTGAGCGAGGATAGCTTCACCAATTGGTTCGAGGGCACCTACCAGCTCGCACGGCGCGGCGACACCCTGCTGGTGGCGGTCGATTCGGACGCGAAGATATTTCTCGAACGGGAGTACTCGCGCGAGGTCGCGGAAGCTGTCCAGCCGCTGACGGTGACCTACGTCGAGACCGACCGCGTGCAACTCTTCCACACGCTTTTCGGCCGAATCGCCGCCATGCAGTTCGAACTGGGAGCGGCGCACGAAGATCCCGTTTCGTCGCTCGAGGAACAGGGCGACATCGACGCCGTGTGCCTGATCCTCGATGCCCTCGCCGGCGCCGACATCACCGCATTCTGCGATCACGCCGCCGCCGAGTTCAAAGGCCTCGGCAAGAAACGCGCCTTGGCGAAGATGCCGCCGCGCTCCGAAGAACTCCCCGGCCGCGCGCGATCGCTCGGCCTGCTGATGGAGTGGGCCAAGGCGTGGACCTGGAGGCAAGTCCACGGCAAAACAAACGAGGGAGGTTGAGATGGAAGATCCGCTCTGGTACGCCTACATCAAGACAATTGAACTGGCGAACTCAATTTTTCAGGCGATTCAAACCAAGGATGCCGCCTCAGCTCCGCGAGAAAGTGTCCGACTGACCCCTGCGTGTCGTCACTGCGACGGCCGTGGATTCCGGCTCGACGGTAACCGCGTTGCCTCCTGGTGCACCTGCGAGACCGCCTGGGCGGTGAAGGCGAAGATGTCCACTTTTGTCGAGGAGTGGAACCAGCGCGTCGAGTTCGGCCAGTTTGGCTCCGCTCCAGCGCCGCAACCGGTAGTGGACGCGCTTCCGCGGCCGGCCATTCCCGACGCTCGATACCTTGAGCCGCAGTACACCGGTGCCGCGACACATGCCGAAACCGACGAGCCCATGTGCGAGGAGTGCGGCCGGCCTTTCGGTCCTCCCAGATGCGGAACGTGCGGCGAGCATCTGATCTGCACGTCTTGCGACCCGCAGGCGAGTCTCGGTAGCTCTTCTCAAGACGTGCCCGACGAGGAAAAACTCGGATGACACCCGCCCAGCAACTCGAACACGACCGCCGGAACCAGGAAGCCACCGTATCCCTCGCCCGCGAAATCCTGGAGCGCCCGCAGGACTTCACCGCGGCCCAGCTCGCCATGGCCCGCGACATTCTGGCACCCCACGACGTGCCCGAAGAAACAGGCTGAAACCTATCGGACGCGGGAGCCTGGCTCGACCGCGTTTGAGACATCAGAGCCAGATTGGTTCAACTTTGAAGGAGGCAAACCAACATGAACGAAATCCCAAACGCGGGAGCCATTCCCAAACATAACAGTCCTACCCTCCTCTCCCTAAATGAAGGGGAGAGGAACGACGCCGACACTGCGCCACGCGCACCGGAGGTTCCTGCCGCCCCCGATGCTGAGGCTGGGCCGAACCGGACGTTTACCCGGCGAGAGTACCTGGTAGCGCTTCACGATCTCCGGATTCGACGTGACGCGCTGAATCTCGCGATCCGCGGGCTGGCGTCTGCGCTCGAAACCGGAGCGATCCTGGATCCGAAGGTGCAGCCGTGAGCGGCGAGGTGCTCGTGCGCGGCCAGGCCGGAGAGTTGCGCGCTTCGCTTGTGCACATCTTCACGCGGGAGAATATCGGGCATTCGACGGAAGCCCCAACCATCCGCAATATGGTGCTGTCTGTCTTGGCCCTGCCAGGGGTTAACCGCGTGGCCTACCTCGTCACACGGTCGTTGGTGCCATTCTTCCTGATTGACCTGGCGGGCTACTGGGTTGACGTACTCCAGAACCCGGTGAAGATTGCGCGGTTCAATCCTGATATGCCACGCGCATCGGGGCAGGGCGCCGACACTGGTTTCGACGCTGGGCCGGGCCGGAAGGCGGGCGTATGAAAAAGACGAAGACCCAAAAGACGAAGACCCAAACCGATGTGGACGACGCTTTTCATATCGGCATATGCGTAGCCTTGGCTGTCATCTACGATGCAGGGGCTGAGGGCATAGCTGAAGAGCTGATAGGCTGCTGCGGCGCAGGAAACCTATTGCGAGTGGCCCGAAAGAACGCGGAGCCGTGCCGCGCCGATCTGATTAAAACCGTGCGCCAGATGCGGATGGACGAACGCTGGCGCAAGACGATGGCAAGGAAGCGAATGGAGGCTGCATCATGAGCGCACCACGGCGAAAGATGCCGGCCCCTGAGCACGAGGCGGAGATGGCGCTCCATTCTTCCCACATTCACCTGCCGAGCGTCCATATCCGCGACAAACACGGGAACGGGTTCGACTACGACGAAGATCTCTACATCGAGCTAATCGGCCGAAGCGCGCGCCGCCGCGTTCTCCGCGTGGTTCGCCTGGTCGTGATCGAAGGCGGAGCCCCAGTGCTCGTCCGCGAAACACATGACCAACTGTGCCGTGAGGAACTGGCCCAACTCGAAGACGACCTGCCGATTCTGATGGACGAAGGGAACCCCGCAGCGGAGGCGATCATGCAGGAATGCGCCCGCAAGGAGTGCGCGCGCCAGCTCCGGATCGCTGCCGGCGAGGAGCAGGCCTGCGCCCTCTGTGGGTGTTCCGAAACGCGCGCGTGCTCCGGTAACTGCGTGTGGGCGACGGCTACGCTCTGTTCGAGGTGCGCGTCATGACGCCAGCAGACCATGACATACAGGCATTGGCCCAGGCGCTCGACGAGGCGTTGTTCCTGTTAGAAGTTGCATTGAGCGGATGCGGAATTCCAACTCCCCGCGTCGATAAGGTGCTGGCCCGGCACCGCGTTCTCGTCGTGCGACATAGCCCGAAGGCCCACGCTGGCCCAACTTCTACCGCCCCCACCGAAGCGCCAACGGTGCACAAAAAAGGAGATTCCGAGTGACCTACACCCAACACGGCGAGCGCGTCACGCTCGAAATAACCCGCGACATGTACGACCAACTGCTCAGGCTGATCGGCGCCGGGATGGCAACCATGGCCGGCGATCTACTGACCCACGCGAGTAAGGCGGAACTTTACCGCCTCCTCGAATTCACCAACGAGCTGAACAACGGCAACCCGAACTACACGCCGTATAGCATCCCGCCCGAGTTCGAAGGGCACAAGTGAGAGGCTGAAACCCATCATGAACGCTAATTACTACGCCAAGCTAGCAACGGAAATACGAGAGATTGAATCTGGTATCAGCACGTCCAGAGATGACAAGTACTCGCCGAAAAGGCTGGAATCGCTGGTTCACTTGAAGTTGGCAGCTTCAGGCTTACAGAGTATAGCGGAAGCTCTGGCACAGGAAGAAATTACTTCTACGGGCGCGGCGGGAGGCGCGGGCGATGGCAAATAGCACGCCGGACGGGGGCCTCGTTAGTCGTCGGGATGGAATTCTGCGGGAACTCGACGAACTTTGTGTGCGCTGTACGATTACAGGTTTCATCGGACCCGCGATGGTGATTGCCACCTTACACGGCGCTATTTGCGGTGAGCGTGACCGCATCGCCGAGGGCCGCAGTAGAATCGATCCGCCTGATTTCGCCCGGCGGCTCGCCATCGCTCTGTTAGATGCCGCAGAGGCCGAGGACGGATTAGTCCTCGACGACGTGCGCGGGGCATTGGGCGACTTTTTGCCGCATCCGGCGACTTCCCCCACTGGGCCACCGCAGCACGCGCCCGAAGAAGGAGCGAAGCCGTGATCGCAACTCCGCAGGAGATTCAAGACGCGCAAGGCTATCTCGTCGTCGCTGGCTTCGAGCCTTTCACGGTAGGCGACATTCTGACAGGGTGGAATTCGTCAGTTCCGCTGGAGTCACTCGGGAAAGTGGTGGTCATCGGCTTGGCAACACGCCAAGAATGGGATGAGCAGTTCGCTCGGTTCCTTTGCCTAGATGTGAACCTCCCCCAAGGCATCGCCCACTTTGCGAAGGTCGTGGCGGAATGAGTCCCGCGCCCGACACACCGCAGCACGCGCCCGAAGAAGGGAGCCAGCCATGAAATCGCTGGCCTGCCATCTATTTCACCGCAAGCACTGGAAGTGCCTTACCTCTCTCAATCTGACCATTGGACCCGAGTATTTATTTATGTTCTGCACCCGTTGCCTCAGAGCTTGGGAAGAAATCGAGGAGCCATGAAAGCCCAGTCCGACCGGCTCTACTCCTACCGCGAGGCAATGCGGCTCACCGGATCCACTCCCCGGCAACTGCAATGGTGGGACGAGAAAGGGATTGTCCAGCCGCGGCACATAGGCCACAAGCGGTGCTATCAGGCTGCCGACCTGCTCCGGCTCATGATCGTGCAGGAGCTCCGCCGAAAAGGCGTCAACCCGATCTTTGCGCGCCGGCTGAAGGTCATCGCCGCTGATTTTCTGCTGATCGAGGTGAAGCCGGGCTGTGGCCATGGCAACTGGGAGACCACACGAGGCCGCGATCGCTTCACCGCATACGTTAGCCACTGGGAACACTCGCCCGAGGCCGCAATCGCGCGGATGGAGAAATCGCCATCGGGTTTCCATCTTGTCTACGTCGGCGAGTTGCGGGCGAAGTTAGAGCAACGAACGAACGGAGGAAAACGATGAAGGTTGAATTGAATGGCGAAACGTACCGGATCGAGTTCGAGCACGGGAGCGGCGACGGCCAACACACGGCGGAGTACACCACCTGCCGGATTCAACAGGTCGAAGTCGTGCACAACATGCGCGATACGGAGGCGCTGGTGACCGTGGCGGAAGGAACGGCGGTTCGCTACTACAAAGACCCACCGAATCGCGAGATGGCGCGGAAAGCGGCGCTGGCGAAGGCGCTCCAGAGGTTGGATCGCGAATTTGAAGTGGAGTCCCTCAATAAGGCCCGCCGCAAGCTGTTCTGGGATGCCTACCTCGGGCGAAAGCGCGCGCCGCCCGTTGAATTGGCGCGGATGCCGCAGACGGCCGTGGAAGCGGCAGAGTTTTTCGCCAAATACGGAAACGTAGGCCGCGCCAAGGAACTGCTTGCGGTGCTCCCCACTGAGGCACAGCTTCGATCGGCGTGCGACATGGCCCGCGCCAACGGGCAACCCGCCGAAGTGGTCAACGCAGCCTCCGCGCTGATAATGGCGCCGCCGGCGTATAGTCCGAAGCTGGTTGGGAAGGTCACCCGGAACGGCCGGGGATGGGACGTCACGTTTTCCTGTGGCCACACCGTCTGGTGGGCCGTCGAACCACCACGGGAATACGAGATCTGCGCGGAGTGCCTCGATGAGTTCGCGACCGAGCTGCGCGAGCTGCAGAAGAGGTCGGGCAGCCTCACCGCCAAGCCTGGTCTGACCGCCCCTATCGAATAGATCGTTCAAATCTAAAAAGGAACCCCCATGACAAAGCTAACCGGAGGAAAGACCATCACTCGGGAAACGGACGTCTACGAGCGCACACGCCCTTTAGTAGTGGAACTGCACCCCAAGTACTTGACCATCCGTTTGAAAGGGGAAGGTGAGCCTTTAATGGTCAGCTACGGCGAGCTGTTGAAGATGGCCAGGAGGAAAAGGTGACACGCGCAAAGAAGTCGAAGGGCGGGCCCGCTACTGAGGCTGGGCCGCTGCGCGAGGTGCAATTCCTCATCGAGCGGGAGTGTCCGGAGGCGGGCGACGTCCCGACGAACCTCGAGGAGTATCCGGCTGCGGTGTTCGTCTATTGGCCGCCAACCGGGAAGCCCGTTCTCCGGTGCTCCTCGCCGCGCTTCTACATCATGCTGGACAGCGAGGCGGTCCGCCTGGGGTATAACTCCGCCGATCGCTGGTATGTCTGCGAGCACATGGGGAGGATCATCGAGTGATCGCTCCGCGGCCCCGGTGCACGAAAAGGGAACAGGCTTAGAATGCCTTCCCCCTATGATCACCACTGGCGCACGTATGACCGTCCCGCCGTACTGAAGCGAGTAGGAGGCCAGTTCCACAAGAGGCGCTACGTCGGTTACGCCCATTGCGAACGGTGCAAGTGGAAAGAAGGCTTCCTCTATGCCGGCCAGCGCTCGAAGCTCGAGATCGCGCACCTGGACGGCAATAACCGAAACGGGAAGCCTGAGAATCTGGCGTGCGTCCCGTGCCACAAGCGCCAAGACTATCCGCTGTGGGCTGCCCGCTGCCATCGTACGCGATACGGGAAGAAGGACTGGAAGCGCCCGCTACTGATTCACCAGGAGGAACTGAGCCTATGAAATTCCACGAAGCGCAAGACCTGTCGAAGCGCGGCTACTCCTGGTTAGTCGAGGGGGAAACCTACGCCGTCGTATTTCAAACCGAGTCTCCGGATATCGGGATCTTCTGCCGTCTTTGCCGCCAGATATCGCACAACCTGAACGACATCAGCCATCTGTATTGCGGCAACTGCCATCGATTCCATGAGCGTCCGGCGAATACTCCCGCGCCCGCCGCACCCCAGCCCGTGCCCGAAGGAAAAACAAGTTGAAACTACACCTCGCGAGCAATCTAAGCCTGCCCGTAGACACGGTAACCCAGAGCCTGGCCATCCTGGCACGGAAAAGGGCGGGGAAGAGCTATCTGGCCCGCCGGTTTGCCGAGCAGCTTCTGGCATCCGACCAACAAGTCGTAATCGTGGACCCGAAAGGCGACTGGTGGGGTATCCGATCGAGCGCTGACGGCAAGAGCCCAGGCTTCCCGGTTGTAGTTTTAGGCGGGGAGCACGGAGACCTGCCGCTTGAAAAGACGGCCGCCGAAACCGTGGCGCGGCTGATTGTAGAGGAGCGCGTCAGTGTCTTGCTGGACCTGAGCGAGTTCCGCAAGTCCGAAATAGCCCTGTTCCTGGGTGGCGACATCCGCCAGCACCGTGACGGCCTGCTTGAAATCATCTATCGCCTGAAGGCCAAGGAGGAGTTTCGGACTCCGGTGATGGTAATCGTCGACGAGGCGGACGCCATCGCGCCACAGCGGCCCTATCCTGGCGAGGAACGCATGCTGGGGGCGATGTCCGATATCGTGCGCCGCGGCGGACAGCGGGGAATCGGCTCGATGTTAATAACGCAGAGATCGAGCGTGATCAATAAGGACGTGCTGACCCAGAGCCAGGTGATGATCGCGCTGCGCACCATCGCCAAGCTCGATCTCAACGCCATCATGGATTGGGTGGACGTGCACGGGGTTCCGGAGCAGGGCAAGGTACTGAAAGCCTCCCTGCCGTCGCTGCCGACAGGGGACGCCTGGATGCTCTCGCCGGGCTGGCCGACCGACGCCGGCATCTTCGAGCGGATCCACGGCCTGCCGATCAACACGTTCGATAGCGGCGCCACCCCGAAACCCGGTGAGAAGCGGATCAAGCCGCGAAATCTGGCCGACGTGGACCTGCCCGCGCTGCAGCGCCGCATGGCCGAGACCATTGAGCGCGTCAAAGCCGACGATCCGAAGATCCTGCGCCAGGAAATAGCCAAGCTCAAGGCGGAACTGGCGAAGAAGCCGGGGCCGAGCGGAACTGGGGTTCCGGTCAAAGTGGATCCCGCGGCCGTCGAACGCGCGGTGGCCGCCGCGATCGCCAAGACGGCCGGCGCCGCGCAAAAGGAGATGGCGCGGATACTGAAGCCTATTCGGGACGCCATGCAGACCGCAGTAGGGCTGCTTGGCAGGGCGGCGCGCGAGATCGAGGCGGCCTTACCTCCGGAGTCTGTGACTCTGAAGGTAAGCGTGGATTTGCCGCAGCCCGACCATATTTCCCGATCGGTGAATATGGTCCCACCTCCCCATCAGCCACATCAGAACAGGAGGCCGCCCGTTACCCGAGATCCGAAGCCCGCCGGCGACGGCCCGCCAGAGAGCCTTTCGAAGATGCAGCGCACGATGTTGACTGCGCTCGCGCAGCATCCGGAAGGGCTCACGAAAGCCCAGCTTCTCCTGCATGCGGATTACTCGGCCAACGGATCGACCTCGCGAACCTTTGCCGAATTCGCGCGGTTTGGGTGGGCAATGGCAAGCCAGGGGAAGGTTGTGATCACGGCCGAGGGGCTGGCGAGCCTTGGTGAATACGAGCCGCTGCCGGTTGGTGATGATCTTCGCCGGCATCTTCTGACGTCTCCTAAACTATCGACGATGGAAAAGGCGCTGTTGGGGCAACTGTGTGAGAGATACCCCGATTCAGTGCCCAAAGGACTACTCCTTCAGCTCGCACGCTATTCCGCCAACGGGTCAACCTCCCGCGCCTTCGCCAGGCTAGTGCGATTCGGGTACGTGACGGGCTCCGGATCGGGGATGTTGCGGGCCGCGGATGTTCTATTCCTGGAGGGCCAATGATGGACGCGGAACAACTAACCCATCTCGCCGCGACGGAGGCGATGACTCCCGAGGGGCAGAAATTCGAGCTAGCCATGGTGCTCGATGTCCATTGTGCGATGATCCTCGCCGCCCAACTACAGTTGGCTCTGCGGCATCCGCATAACCAGGCCGGCCGGCAGCTTGGGGTAGTGCGGCAGTTTATCGACGGCGTGATTGCCAGATTCGAGGAAGCGGGCCTGGTGGCGTGCGCCACGCTGGCCAGGGCGGGGGACAATCCGGAGATGGACACCTGGGAGATGGACACATGAATCATTTTCCAAAGCTACAGGTTCTGATATTCCTTGCCTGGGTAGTCCTCTCCTGCTGGCAAAACTCCATCATTCGCGAGCAGAACAGGCTACTCGTCCGCTATCAGGGACAGGCGAACGAGCTGGCCGAGCTTGACGTGAAGGTGCAAGACGCGGCGCGAATCTGCGGCGCACTCTCCAAATGAGATATAGGAATTGTCCGGAGTTATAGAGAAAAGAGAAGAAGGGAACACGCATGGTCAAACTAACTAACGAGCTGATAGCCGCAGCAATTCTCGGCTTTGAGGAACAGAAGCGCCGGATCGACGGGCAGATCGAGGAGTTACGGAGCCTGCAGGCCGGCAGTCCCGCCGCCCCGAAGGAGCCAGAGCGAGCGCGTAAGATGACAGCAGCCGGCCGCAAGGCCATCGCTCAGGCCCAGAAGGACCGATGGGCGAAAATCCATGCGGCGAAGGCCGCGGCGGCCGAGCCGCCGGTGAAGAAGCGCACTCTCACAGCCAAGGGCCGGCGAAACATCATCGCCGCGCTCAAGAAGCGGCACGCGATGAAACGGATGGCCGCGGGGGCCTAAACTTATGCCGTCCTGGCTTCCCACTGACGATTACGCCAGGCCAACCGCTTGCGCGCGCTCCTGATGCACTGGACCCCGCCCTATCACTGGTCGGTGCGTGTAAGCCGCGGGATAGTGGTGGTGATGAAGTTGAAACCATGGAAACCCATCATATGAAACAACGATTTCTACGCGGAGTACGGCAACTCCGGCTGGTGATGCTCGGATCGTCGCTGGTGATGGTCGGCTTCTGCGCCGGCCGCTGGACTCATGGAGATCTCGCCGTCGAGCTGGCGACGGCTGCGTACCTCGGCAACGCGGTGTTATGGGCGTGGTTCCTCTGGCGCGATCACCGCCGCGATGATGCCGATCTCCGCGCCGGCCTGCGGGACTCGGCCCGTTCGTTTCGAGGCGAACCCTACCAATGACCACAATTATCTGTTGGTGCAAGACGCTGGTCGACGTGGTGGACCGCAAGATTGCCGTGCACAACACGCCCGAGGGCGAACCATGCTCTCGCGGCAGCCAGGCCTACATCCCGCAGCGGATCCACGTCGGGCATCCGCGGGGGCAGGGAAAGCCGAGCGCCTCGTTCGAAGTGATGGGCGCCAAGCCGGTGGAAATAGACTGCCGCGGCTGCGGCGGGACTCACGACATGATCGAGCTGACCGGCAAGGTTCACCACCACGGCGCCCCGGAGTTCAATTGACCGACCAACTTCTCAAGGGACTCGCCGCGCAGGTCGCCAACATGGCAAAGACGGAGCTCCGGTACCGGCACGAGCTCAACGGCATCCTGGCGAGCTATCACGAGGGCGAGGGGCTGCACCGGATGCGCAAGATCGAACTGATGGTGCAGGGGGTCGCCGGTAAGGACTGGCTCAACCACGATCACGCCAAGGATATGCTCTTCGCCGTCCTGCGGGTCGCGAATCTGCGCCATGCGGCCGGTGTGACGATGCCCGACGCCCTGGTGATCGCGACGGCCGGCGATGCCTATCTGACCAATGACGCCTACGCCGCGCTATCGGACGCGGAGCGAGCGGCACTTGAAGATCTCCTCGACCGGGGCGAGACGCATCGCCGCGATCATCCCAAGTATTTCGACACCTGGGAGTGTCTCTCGGTCGTGTCGCAGTCGGCGGATCGCGTCTGTATCTACCACCAGAAGTTTGAGCGCGGCCTGCTCATCGGCGAGCCGAAGATCGACTTCTTCGACCAATCCCAGTTCTCCGGCCGTCTGAAACTCTACGGCGTCGATCCACCGCCCGAAGTACTGCGCGCCGTCGAGAAGCGCAAGCAGCAGCGCACCCCATAATCCGCCGCACTCCTACCCCTCGGACCCCCTCCGCGATTCGTCCTGGCCTCTCCCAGCGCCGGGAAACTACCCGAAAATGCGGTTATGGGCGGATACTGGACACCAGGGAGAATTTTCACCATGAAGGGTTTTATCATCATCCGGGGCTACTGCTTGTTCGCAGCAGGCATCAGCATCGGCACGTTCCAGCATCAAGCCGACGACACTTATCGGCTCAACCTCAACCCGGGTCTCGGGACGTTGGCGGCGAAGCCGGGCCCGGGCCAACTGCCGCTCTACATCGACGCGCCGGTGGCCGAATGGACCCCCGCGCTCAAGACCGCGCCCGAAATGGCGCTGGGCTTCCGAACGTTGGTCGCCGCGCAAACGCGCTTGAGTAAGGGGGCGACCAAAGCCAGGACGGCCGGAAGCTAGGGCCTAAATGAGAAACGCCGCCCCGGAGGGAGGCGGCGCCAAGAAGAGAGTCGGAAACTTAAACAATGCGGACGCGAACAAGCCAAGTATGGCACAGGCGGGCATCGACGGCATGCGCCACACCATAGAGTTCAAAGCGTCGGGCCGCGGCAAGGCGCAATGTCCGCCCAATCCCGACTTTCCGCACGGGATCGCACTCGATGCCACCACGTCCGGCGGACCAAACTGCACCGTTAGGCTCCCCTATCCCGCGCCCGAATGTGGGATGTGGGTCATTCATTGCAAGGAGTGTCCCACGTCGGTAGCGGTCACGGCAGTGGGCCGAGTCGATGATCCGATCAGCATCAAAATGGAATGCAGCGCGCAGGCTGACGGCACACCGCCCGTGCCAAGATGATGAGTAAGCCGTGGAGATAATAGCCTCTCGCGGAAAACGGCATGCGCTCTCTCTACCCGGTGTTGTGCCGGATGCGTCGGCGAAGCTCGGACCGTACGGCGAAGTCCCGGGCCCCTGGCGGCGGACGCACCGCGCGGGTCCACACGCCGGGTTACCGGGGCGCTGAAGAACGGAGTCGACCATGGATCCAGACGAACGCAAGTGGCTGCAATCGGCGATTGAAGCCGCCCAAGAGGCATCGCAGAAGAACGTCACCGTCTTGCTCGTGCGGCGGAATGAAAACGAGGCCGATCTCCTCGTGACGAACGCCAATAATTCCGAGGCCATCGCCGGCATGGCGCTGGCAATGAACGGGCCAGGCGAGGTGTGCAGCTCGGAAGGATGAGGCTTCCCGTCGTCAACAAAACCGCCTGGGTGAACCCGGGCAACCGTCCGGACCGCACCACGGCGCGCGGCACGTCCATTGGATCGAGCCTGCGCGCCTCGATCGGCGGTAAAGCGGTCCACATGACGGCGCCGGGGATCGCAGCAGTCATGACGGCGCCGCGGATGTTCGCGCCGGCAGCGCTCGCGCCCCTCGCACCGCCCGAGCTCGCGCCACCGAAGCTGCGCCGCCGGCCGCAGCCCCCGATCGGCGTCGTGCGTGTCGATTGGACGCCCGCGTCCATCGCGCCCTCGGTACCGAAACCGCGCGCGGCCAGGCCGACCGGCCCGTCTCCGTTCTGCCCCTGGCCGCGCATAGAGCCGTCACGTCCGAGCATGTGTCCCCGTTGCGGCCTGTGGTTCGAGAGCCGGAAGCCGCGAGGGCGTCATCAGTTTACCTGCTCAATGGAAGGGGCGGACTGAGTTTATGATCATCGGCAGTTGGGACATTCAACCGCTCGGCGTTCGGCAGGCCGCCTACTGGCATGAGCCGGGCACTCCACCAGGAAATCTGCAGCCTTATGTCCCGATCCGAGAGGCCACACACGAGGAATGGCTGGCTGAGGCCCGCGAGCGTGCGGCGTTTCAAGGCCGCCCGCTCCCGCCGCTTGACCACGAGCGTTGCACCTACTACTACGAGATCTCGACGGACTGACCTATGCCCGACGTCTGCATCCCGCCCGATTACGACACCTTCCGCCCGCCGGGCGTGTGGCAATCCTACGCGGATCCAGTCTTCGGCACGTCCATCAAGCGGATCTCGGACGCCATGGCGACCTCGAGCTACACCGGCGATCGAAAACTGTGGTGGATCAGCGACGAGTACTCGACAGCGAGCCCGTTCAATCTCGATAACTCGAAGATCCTCCTGGTTCACGAGAGCATCTTCGCCCTCTACGACGGCGACGGCCGCTTTCTCCGCTACCTGGACGTGGAGCTCAACGCCTCGAGCGAGCCGCGCTGGTCGCGGCACGACGCTGAGATCCTCTTCTACTGCCGGAGTAACCAGCTCAAGCGCCTGAACGTGGTCACGGGCGAAAAAGCCGTGATTCGGACCTTCAAGGAATACGAGGAGATCACGGGCAAGGGCGAATCGGACATCTCGGCCGATGGCGATCGTATGGTTTTCGCCGGCGACAGGCGCTATGTGTTCGTCTACGACCTGGCCGCGGATAAGTGCTCCCCACCCTTCGACACGATGGGCAACGCCTTCGATAGCCTCTATATTTCGGCGTCGTCGGACGATAACGAGGTCACCATCACCTGGGACCAGGCGGGGACGGCGCGCCTCACCGGGATCGAGCTCTTCGACGGCCGCGACATGAAGTTTATCCGTCAGCTCACCCGAGCCGGCGGCCACATGGACATCACCACGGACGATAACGGCGCCTGTCTGGTCTGGTGCAATGCGAACGACCCTAAGCCGATCGCGCCCAACGCCGTGGTGAAAGTCCCATTGGTGGGATCCAAACAATCGGTCCTGGCGGAGTTCGATTGGAGTCTGGCGGTGCACGTCTCCGCGCCCGATATGGCGGGGTTTGTCTACGTCGAAACCTACGCGCCCAGCAATCCGATTTCGTCGGACTGGAAGCCGTACACCAACGAGCTTTTGAAGGTGGCGCTCGATGGTTCGGGCGTCACCCGCCTGGCGCACCATCGCTCGAGGTCCTTCCGCGGGAACAAGTACAACTGGCAGCCGCGGATGAGTTGCAGCCGGGATGGATCGAGGATCGTATTCAATTCGGACTTCAACTTAGAGGTGGTCCTCGACTATCCGGAGCAATACTGCGACGTGTATATGATCGGCGCCGCCGCGCCCGCGATCGACGCGCCGGTGAGTACGGAGGCCCAGGCGGCGGGTTTCTTTGGGCGCCGCTCGAAGCCGGTAGCCAAGCCCGGTTTCGGACCGCGCGCGCGGCCACGCGGCGAGCCTGTTAAGATTTGAAGGTCCATTCAAAAATAGCCAGCGCGATCGGGGATGGCAAATCTCGGGGGAGGTGGCTGTCCCGGGTCGCGCAAACCCTTTCACTTAGGCTGACAACCCACATTTCCATTGACCACGTTTAAGGTGCGTCTCGGCCAGGAAGGCGGGGCAGGAGATTGACCCTGCCTTGCTGACGGGGTAGGCGTCGCTGGACTTCACTTCGCTCGCCTCGACCGCCACGCGCTGTGCTTCGCGGTCCCATAAGAGCCGCACGTAAGGAGTGTCGAGGAGCGTTCGGGCGCCCCGGTGCAGGGTTATAAAGCGGCGGCCGCAATATACCCTGATGCTGTTGTCCCTGCGGTTCTTGCCACCGAAAATCGTGTATGCCATCGGAAGCCTCCCCTATTAGGGTTTTCCTTTTTGGCGACTAATCCGTTTCCGCGCCCGCCAAGCGCATCGCTCCGAGCAGTATGTGGTCCGGGAATACGGGGACCGGATCGATACGCCGCATTCCGGACAGGTGACAAGCCGCGGACACCTGGGACAGGTTTTGAAATGCTCGACGATCTCAGCCGCGGTGAGCTTGGCGCCGCAGCGCCATCCGCACGGCATGCGGAGTTCTCGCGTCGAATGCTTCCCTGATAGCGGCATTTGTCGGAGCCCTCCCTATTTTGAAAAAGCTGCAAGTCCGGGGCACGCGGAGCTTCTTTTTCGCCGGCCGCCTGCCAAACTCCGCCAGGAAACACCAAACCGGCTTTTGCCGTGCCATCGATGCCGCTATCGCCAATGAAATCAAGGGATTGAGGCCAAAAAAGTGCGCCACGAACTTCAGTTCATGGCGCACCCTTTTCGCTCGCGTAACCCCTTTGTTTGCGCTGCAGACACTGCAGCTTTTCAACCAGTTCGTGGCGCACCCCTTTTCCGCCCTTTTTGCCCCCTGGCCGGCGGTCCTTTACTCGAGCGGCTCATAGCGTCTCATCGTAGTGCCAGCCAGATCAAGGCCGCTGCCGCCACGTCCACCGCCACCAGCATCCAGAAGCGGCGCCGCCATCGATTCATCTCGACCCACGGAGAAAGTCCTTCGTCCTCCAGGTGGCGCAGGACGGCTGCGTGATCGGGGGCGTGCTCCTCAAATCTCATCATCGGGCCTTCTTTCTTCGGGCACGGGCTGCGGTTTGCCCAGCGGGAGTATCCGCCGGACGAGTGTCCCAGTGAATGACGTGGCCGCGGAAAACGAAGGGAGCCTTCCGCTTCGCGTTGCCGTGCGTCAGCATCCAGAACCGCATCATAGCCTCGAACGATCTCCCTCGCGGGCAGTTGCGGAAGCCGTCGCGCCAGGCCAGATCGTTCTTCTCGTCGATCGACAATTCGACGCCCTCGATCACCACGCCAAAGGATCCGTCGCCGCGCTCGTAGATCTCGATGCCCTCCACCTTCGAGCACGGCCACCTGCCCAAGAGCCGCATCGTCTTCTGACGTGGATCCACATAGCAGTGACAGGTTTCCCCGACACGCGGGGCAATCTTCCGCTCTCCACGTATGCTGTGACGCTTCGAGCCCTCCTCGACCAACGGCGCAAACTGGCGCTTAAATCCCAGGAGCATCTCAGTGCTTCCTTCTTCTGTCGCCAGCCCAGCCGGCCAGCCAGATCACGCCGATTACCAGGAGCAACATGACCACTACGCCAATCACGATTCCGATCAAAAGTCTGTCCATTACGCTTTTTCTCCTTCGGGCTCGTCTTGCGTTGCGGTGGGGGCGGTGGAAGTCGCCGGACGCTCAAAGCGTGCGGATATCGCGACGGCTTCGAGCACCACGCGAAGGTAATTGCCGCTGAGCGTGTGCACCAGGTTCCACAGATTGAGCGGGCAACTCAGGATGTGCAGTGCGCCGCGCCAGCCGGCATCGCCAAGCAGGCCGTGAGGGATCACGGGTGTTTTCATGAGAATTGCACCTCGCCGAACAGGCAGCACTGGAGGAACACGTCGCCCGTTGTCGCATCGTCATCCTCCTTGAGGAAGTCGGCGAAGGTCTTCGAGGCCGGATTGTCGCAGTTGTCGCAAACCACCAGGCCGTTCTTGATGGCGTGCAAGCGGCGCGCCCGCGCAATGATCTTAGCTATCGTCATTTGCGCTCCAGATACACGCCGCCTCCCAGCCTCGCGCCAGGCACAGCAATATCCGCCTTCAGATCCGCCTTGACCATCGACGTAGAGACTTCCACCTTGGCCGACCGCACCTCACCGAGCACCTGTTCGCGAAGGTCGAGATCGAGCGAGTCGCAGACCAGTTCCCATGTCTCCGCCGGCAGCGTCACGGTGACGCGCTTGTATTTCGTGGGCACGGCCTGCTCATCGACCACCTCGGCCCGCTTGTCGCAGCCTCGGGCATTGAAGGTGACGGTGGTGCCCTCCAGGCGCCGGCGTTTGCCCTTGGCGTCCAGTCCCAGGCTGTCGATGGTGCGCAGGACGTAGCGCTCGACAAAGGCGAAGGCGCGGGTGTAGCGCGCCTCCCTGGCCTCCTGCCGCTTGCGCTCATCGTGGGCACAGGCGATCATCGATTCGCACTGAGCCATCCAGGCGCTCACGCGATCGCGCTTGGCGACGGCCGCGAGGAGCGCGGCCTGCAGTTCCATGCCGTACTCGGCCTCCAGCTCGGCAGGGACCGTTTCCTTACTGTCGAGGAGTGTCTGAAGGTGCTGCTCAATATCGAGCATGCCGCGTGGTGCAGCCAGCGCGGATACTTCGGGGGCTTGGGCAAGAGCTAGCATTACGCCACCGCCTTGCGGACGATTGCATCGAGGCGCCAGTAGCATTCCCGCGCCTTCCCGTAGGCGTTGGGCGCCTTATTATCGATCGCGTTGCGCAGGTCTTGAAAGGAGCGCCAGCCGAACCGGTCCAGCTCGTCGCGCCAAGCCGTTTCGCCAGCCTTCTCGCGCATGACTTTGAAATGCTCGGCTAGCTCCTTCATGTTCTTCCAGGGGGCGTTGCGGTCGAGGTTGCCGCTGGCAATCTTCTGCTCTGCGACGTACTGCGCCGCGGCGCGCGTGTTCGGCGGGTTGCCGCCGATATCGATGTCCTCGGCCACGGAGAAGTCCTCCACGTCCTGCGTGAAAAACTCGCTCGCGCTGGTGGCGTTCACCGTTCCTGAGATCTTCGCTCGCTTATAGGCAATTTTGAGAATGGTATTCACCACGTCGGCGACGTCGGGATTCAGCTTGCGTCCAGTCTCCTGGCTTTCGATGGATTGGTCGCCATCATTGAATACCGTGCCGCAGCCGTCCGTCTTGCGCCAGCAATACCAGCCGCCGTCCCGGCTCTTACGGATGTTCGCCTTGCCGCAGCTCGGGCAGGTCCGCTCCGCCTTGCGCCAGCGGTACTTGCTCTCCCACGAGCTGCAGGAGCCCACGCCCTCGCCGATCAGGAAGTCGCCGCGGTATACCAATGTGCGGATCTGGTAATAGAAGAACATCTCCCCGCCGTGGTGCTCTCCGCTCCAGTCCTCCACCTTCTCGAGGAACTCGTACTTGAGTGTGAGCCCGAACAGGTTGCACAGCTTGTCCGCGCCCGGCTGGAGGAGCGCCGGTTTGGTGGTGCCGGGAATCTTGCCGTAGTCCACGTCCTCCGTCATGAGGCGCTTCATCGCCTGGACGATCACCTCGCGCCGCTGCACGGCTTGCTCGATGTCCATCACCGGCATGAACCGCGCCAGTTCGTTGCTACCATGCTGGGTAGCAGGGAGTGTGACCACCTCTGCCTGTTTTGCCAATTCCAGCGCGGGTGCTTCTACACCCGCGTTGGTCCTGCCGTTTAAACATTCCATCGTCCCTCTCCTTTTGAATTCGTCCTCGCCCTTCATTCGGTCTGCGTATGCGCGCTGGGCCTCCAGGGTGTTCATGCCGCCATCGCCTCCGTTGCCAGGGCGAGCGCAGCGCCCTCGAATTCGCGCAGCGCGCTGTCCCGGTGCTTGAGATAGGACTCGATCAGCGCGGGGATGATCGGATCCAGCTTCTCGGCGATCGCCAGGAATACCTTGGGGTTCTTGCGCGGCAACTGGGCGCAGAGCACGCGCACGCTCTTATCGCCGAAGAGCATGAAGGATTCGCTCGTGCCGTAGGTGTCGTGCTTTATCGTCACGGTGCTGATGCGGAGGTAGATTCCCCGAATCCGCGCGTCTTTGTCGTAGGACAGGGCAAGTTTGGCAACTTCCCCTTCCGGAGCGCTGAGATAGCGGTAGTCTCCGTCGTGTCTGAGCGTTAGGTGTGTCATCGTCGTTTTGGCTCCCTTTTCTGCGCGGGTTAGGCCGCGCCCATGTCTTCGTACTGCTGTACTGCCGTCACCGCCCGCAGTCGCGCGTTCCAGCGGCTCCGGTCGTTGTGGTACTCGCAGGTAAACGGGTTGAACATATCGACGTCCGTCTGCGTGCAGGTGCATTCCGGCTCTTCGCTCTCGACCGCTGCAATGGCGCAAGCGAGACATGAGGGCCAGCCGTCGACGGCCGCCCGGTGCTCGTTGCAGAAAAGCGCGTTGCAGCCTTCGCATACAAATGACAGGTGATCGCACCCGCCCTTGCAGAGCCGGACTGCGCAGCCTGGGTGTCCGCAGCGCACGGCCTCGAGCTCCGGTACTCCGTCTTCGTCCCGCTCTACGTGATCGAAGGTCGTTGAACAATTACTGCAAGTGGCTGTCATGCGGATCTCCTTTGTCTTTCGTTCCAGAGGCGGTTGTAGTGGTTGATCAGCGCCGGGATGTTCAATCCGTGGCGTTCCGCGAATGCCTGGGGATCGTCGTCGAATTCGTCGTGTTCTTTTCTGGTCAGTGGGATTGTGGAGAAGTCAGAGGACTTCTGTCCCGTCCCGTGCGGTCCCGTGTGGCAGGCATCGCAGCCGCCATATCCCGAGACGACGGATGCCTGTGTACGGATGAAGGCCAAGTACTTCTTGTCGCGTGCCGGCTTTACCCCTTTGTAGATCGGGTTGGTTGCGACTTGGAAGGCTTGGTACATTTGGACTATGCTTGCCTGTAAGTATTATGCTTGCTGGCAGGCATCACGTCAAGTACTATCTTTCTAGCAAGCATGTGCTTGCCGGAAGGTATATGATGGATGCCTGATGGCACAGGAACAAGAAGGGAAGCCTTTGACCGTTAAGGAAATGGCCGCGATGGGGGGGAAGGCTCGCGCCAAGGGCCTGACGAAGAAGCGCCGAAAGGAAATAGCCTCCGACGCGGCAAAGAAGCGCTGGGCATCGACGAAGGCGGACGGGCCCAAGTAAAGTCCTGCTGATCGGGTCTCCTACCGGACTGGCACTATCCCGAAACGCACGAACAGCCTACTGGAGGTTCCTCACCATGGTTAACAACCGAACACTCGCATTGACGCTGCTCACGACTATGGCGGTCTCGACCGCGTATAGCCAAGCTGTCAACGCCCAAGCCATCAACGCGGCCAGCGGAGCTGCAATCGTGGCTCCTGGATCGCTCATTTCCGTATTTGGGAAATTTGATGCTCCCACAGGAAAGGCCACGACGCTGCCGTTGCCGACGACAACAATACCAGGGGGATTCTCCTTCATGATGGCCGGTGGTGCAGGCATACTCGCTCGATCCGTTTCGTTGCTCTATTGGAGCCCTTCCCAGATCAACGCGCTCCTGCCGGCTTCGGCCACGTCTCAAAGCCAGTTTCTGGAATATATCTATGGCCAACCACTGTCCGGCAGGGTTTTGCTTAGTGTTGCGGCGCAAGCGCCCGGCATCTTCACCAACCCGGTTTCCGATTGCAGCCTCGCGGCGGACGGCTGTTGGCAGCGGATCTTAAGGGGGATCATCACGGACGGCTACTACTTTCCGATCAACAGTCTCAATGCCGCTCGTCCGGGCCAATCTCTTGTGATTTGGGTCACTGGATTGGGAAGCAACGTCGTCTCGCTGCCGTTAAGCGAATACCCCGTTGTCGCGCTTCTGCCAAGCGGCGCCGCGGTAACGGTCAAGGTGTTCTATGCCGGGCCGACAACGTTCGCGGGATTGGATCAGGTCAACATCACTCTACCCGGCGGCAAGGCGCTCTCTCCGGGATGCGTAGTTGGCGCACATGTCGAGATTCCCTTATCAATGAAGTCCGTTGTCACGGGCATCCAGTCCAACACGGTTTTACTGCCGGTCGTCACCGATTCCTGTAACTAAGGGACGCGCAATGAGCCGGCCGCCCATGATGAAGCCGGGTGGGCGCTTCGAGTTAACCCAAAACGCAGCCCAAGGCGTTTCTTCGGGCACGTATTGAGAAGCTACGATGGCAGGAGTATCACGCCGGACGGAGGATTCTCTAAATGAGCGATCAAGACAAATTCGAAGCACAAGGGCGCGCCCACGCTGCGCTGAGAGCGGCCAGGTCCAACGTAGCGACACTGACGGTCGCCCTTCGCGAGTTTTCCCAAGGGCTCAGGGAGCTGAGCCAGGAGATTGAAATACTCGTTGCCGACCCCGCGCGCCACGAGTCTGGGGCGATCAAACCGCAAGCCGAGAATCTTGGTGACCACCTGCGGCGGCTCGACGTTGGCAGCGCCGCTTTTCAACTCGCTGAGATTTGCCGGGAAGCCACGAAGGCCCGTCTACTTGAAGCGGAGATTGCGAAGTTTTGACTAGGCGACCGTGATTCGTGCAAAGGGGCCGACCGCCGAGCCAGTTAAGGAAGTTGGGCCAGCGTAGCGAAGGGGATTACGGCGCGAACCGGCGAAGGAATCGAGCCCTCAATCCGGGATCTTCCTTGTCGGGATTGTCGATCATGTCTTGAACGAAGCGGGGGAGGGGATTGTAAATGAGAGCCGGTCGTGCAGAAGTGGCGGACATTTTTCGCAAGTGGCTCGCCGAACGTACGTTCTTGCGTTGTGACTTCACCTTCCATAAAACTAACAAATAGGATGCGTCCACGCCCAAACATTCAAAAGGACGCCGTCAGACCTGCCCCCAATTTGCCGTTCCACGTCGGCCCGAGACGTGCCGACCGCTACTATCTTGCCATCGTCTGAGACGTAAACCCACGACTTCGGGGGAAGCCCGGATAGGTCAACTTCGAAAGGTGCCGTTGCTCGTCCATCATCGATATGTTGCATAACTTCCCCTATTCTAAAGTGCCGGTAGACCACGGCAATGCATTCCCAGAGGTCCATATCGCGATGCGCCCAGTCTTACGGGTAACGCTGCGAAGCCCAACCGGCGAGGCACCGTTTACGGCAATTGTAGATTCCGGTGCCGACTATTGCCTGTTCCCCCTGCACCTGAGGGCCAAGCTCGGGCTGCGCATGGAAGATGCCAGGAGCGTGTCGGGGATAGCGGGCTATGGATCCAGCTACGATAATGGCCAGGATGTCTTATTCTGGCCATTGGTGCTGGACATCGCTCCAGGGCTCTCGATCAGCACGGTAGTTGGTTTTGCCGAGCGGCAGGACGAAGTAGGCTTTGGCCTTTTAGGTCAACTCGGCTTCTTCAGCAAGGTGGCGCAGGTTTATTTCGACCATAGGGCTGGATGGTTTGCGATCAAGCCTTTAGATCCGGCGGAGTCTTTCGCTATGCCACCTGGGACCAGGCCGAGAAGGGACACGCTGCGGTTGTGGCGAGTGCGCACAAGTTAGCCAAGGGGTGACGGCCTGCTTAAAAAGAAGCGGCTAAAAGAAGCGGCTAAGGGCGAAGAGTAATTTGACGATCAGTGCACAGTGGAGAGGAAAGATCGAGGACACCCTGCTCATCTTGTGCTGTTGCTTCTTCTATGTCGTAGCTTTCGTATCGTTCTGGGTTTTGGCGGAATGGTTGGGCGGCAAGGAGACTCTAGTGCAGGTCGTCAGCAATTTGATGAAGCGGGTCTTCTAGCTTATAAGGGGTGACGGGCCTGTTACTTCGGGCACGTCTTGAGGAGGATGGGATGGCAGAGAATACGCCGGGCGAGGGACCATGAAGAAGAAAACCGAAGTCGCCGTCATCGTCGCCGAGGAAGTCCCGCCGCCGCCGTCCGAGCTGAAGGACTGGGCACTTGTGGAATTATTCGGGCATCAGAAGATCGTCGGCTATCTCTCGCAGCAAGCGTTCGGTACCGGCGTGTTGTTCCGCGTGGACGTGCCGGACTTGCTGAAGGATTCGAAGGTAGTGCGGAAGGGTTTCACGCGCTACTTTGGACTCTCCGCGATTTACTCCATCACGCCAGTCGACGAGGCCACGGTTCGCGCGTTGCTGCCGTCTATTGATGGGACACCGGCGGCGCGCCCGCTATCACTCCGAAGCTACGACCGCGACGATTATGGTTAAACTGCGTCCGGCGAGCGCTTCCGCAATAGCTGAGAATGGGTATGGCCGCCTAGTCCTGGCCTCGCGAACCTGGATGAACGTAGGAGTCCTTGACCTGCTGGCGGCCAGCTTGAGTCAAACCCGATAGCGCCTAAAACGCCTTGTGTAAAGAGATTCGTGGTTTGCTTTACACAATGGGCCTGCGTCCGGCGAGCGCTATCGTTGGGGCATCTCAAAACGCGCCCGAAGAAGAAAAAGCCTGATTTGTCTCTTTTTGGGTGCGCTGGGAAGGCCCAGGTTGAATTGCTGGAGGGATAGGAGGGGTAAGAGTGCGGGAGTTTATTGCCCTGAAAGCCGATTCATCTGCTCGATAACTTCCTGTTGCTGATTCAGCGGGAGCTTCGGCCAGGCGGTCCTGATCTTCTTGTTAAGAATGGGAGTGAACAGGATACGTTCCTCGGGCGTGGTAATGTCCATGATGTCGAGCGCCGACATCATGTCGAGGGACTCGAAGCCCGCGACATTCTTCGGCACCTTGGCGCGCTTGAGGGCTAGCTTCACGTCATTTGGCGAGATCACGCCCGCGGCAATCTGCTTGCCGATCAGCTCGTTGGCTTCGTCGATCTTGTCGTCGCGCACCAGGCTGGTGATCTGGTTCTTCACCTTCACGCGGTCGGCATTGGCCGCGCTCGATCGCTGCCGCGCCAGGAACTCCGCATGGTTGAGGGCGTCCCCAGGCCGGCTGAATAACTGCGGCGTTGCCAGATCCACAGCCATACGCAGCCAGTGATTCGCGGGGTCGTCGCCGTGCGGCATCAGGCCCTTGGTCAGCCCGGTCGCTTCGCCGACGTTCTCGAGGAAGCCGTTCATGGTGACAAGTGGCGCCAGGGCATGCGCCTTCGCCCAGCCAGCCATTCCCGGCTTCTGCGTTTCTACCGCTTTCATAAGTTGCGGGTTAAACTTGCCGCGATCGTCGCGCCAGCCGGTGACGTATGGCTCGGTTCCGCTGAGGCCCACCCAGGCCGCACTGAACGGAGGGCCGAGGAGCGGATGCGCCGCAGCGTTAAAGGCGCCGGCGACGGCCGCGTCCATCAACTGGTCCGTGCTGCCGCCGGCCTTGTAGGCGTCGAAGGCTCCGGAGATGCCGAGAGCGCGCGCGCCGCGCTTCACGAGCGGCGAGAAGAAGCCGATATCGATGTAGGCGTCTCCATTCGACGGCGGGCCCCACAACTGTTGGGCCAGCCAGGTGGCACGCTGCTTATCGGTCAGACGCACGGCCAGGAGCTTCGAGTGCGGATCTTTCCATGGCGGGTCCCCGCGCATCGCTTCGTGCATGGCGATCCACAGGGCGATCAGTCCCACCGCTCCGCCGGTTATTGCCTGCAGGGCACGCAGGCCTGCGCCGCCCTTGGGCATCGGTCCGCGGCCGGTCCAGGCGTTGACGCCATTCCGCGCCATGGTCGAGCCCGCGGTGTAGAACGGGCTCCAGCCGCTTTCCTTCGCAGCGCGCTCGATGCTGCCCTGCAGGGCGCGGGTGTAGTTGCCGAGTTGGTTGACCACCAGATACAGGTCTTTCGTCGTCGCTTGCGGGTACAGTGCTTTAGCGGCGCGATACATCACCAGCCGCGCACGAATGTCGATCCCCTTGGGACCATACAGGAACGGGCCGAAGCCGAGGCTCGCCTCAACATCCCGCTTCGCTGGTCCCGGCTGCCGTAGAACCATCGCGGCAAAGTCTTCCGCCGTCTCACGCAAAGCCCGCTTAATTTCGCCGCCGAGGGTTGGCTCGACGTCCGCACCCATTTGCGCGGCGTATTCCCGGCTCTTCTTGAACCAAGACGAGGCCATCGAGCCATATTTCTCTGGCACCACCCCGAGCTTCGCCATGTCGATGATGTCCTGGACGCTCTCCTCGGTGGTCGGATTGGTGTTGATCAAATGGAAGATGGCCGCCGCCCGCTTGGTGAATGGGTTGCCGCCTGCGATCTTGCCGGCGAGACTCGTCCCAAGGAACGGGGTATTCGCCACCAGGGTGCCGATAAGGTTCGCCGAGTGGATCACCGCATCGAGCGGTCCGGCCAGCGTGAACTGAGTGATCTTGCCGATGAGACTCGCGGGGTCCGACAAGTTGAGGTTGTTCTTGTCGAGAATCGGCCGCAGCTCCTCTTCGAGCCACGCCGCGGTAACCATGTGCTGCGCCGGCACAAATACGGATCCCTGTCCTGGCGTCACAATCTGGCGGTCCGGCTTAACCTCGACCTTCACGGCCTTGTAATCTTTGCTGCGGATCGCGATCGAGTCCGGCAGGGATTCGCCGCGGCCCAACTTCCGGCCGAGCTTGTTGTCTTCGAGCGCCTGGATCAGCGCCCCCTTATTGTTGGCGCGGAACGCCTGGCGCAGCCGGTCGGCCAGTGCCTCCATGCCGGCGTCGTAGAATTCTCCATGGCCGGTGGCGAAATAGTTGGCGATGTTGGGAGGCTTGCGATACGGGACCGCGCGCCCCCAGCGGCCCTTGGCGTTCGGTTGCTCTTCATCCAGGCGGACCAGCGGGTAATAGGTGTCAAGCGGCCCAAGGGCGTTTGAAAGCACGCCTTCGTTCTCTTCGTGATTCTCCCGTACCGCATCCTCCACCAGCGTTTTGTAGACCTTCAGGCCGCCGGCGAATCCAGCGTGTTGGGTGATGTCCTGGTACTCGGTCTCGGGCATCATCCGCGCCACGCGCGCCGCCGCCCGCTCGAAGGTGTCCACCAGAAACGCACGCAGGCCGTCCATGTCGCCGCGCTCGAGGAGCGCCGCGGCCGTCAGCGCCGGGCTCTGGATCGGCACGCCGATACTCTCCTCATGAATCGCCTGGAGGGCGTGCATGACGCTTGCGAGGAATGCCGGCAGGTCATCGTTGGTCGATTGCGCCGCGCCTTCGGCCATGTTGTCCCAGCGTCCGCGCAGGCCGCGCAGCCGCGATTCGATCAGCGATCGCCGGAAATTGAGCCAGCTCGGCCCGTTCTTCCCTAGTGCCGCTTCGACTCGTGGCGCCGCAGCCCGCATGAGCGCCACAGTTTGCGCGCGCGACGTCGCGGTCTGTACCGCTGCCGCGTGGGCGGGATGGCTTACCTTTTCAAGCTGGGAGAGGTTGCGGACGAGCTTGTTTTTGAGCGCGCCGGTCTTCGACTGGTAGCTGGCTGGTTCGTTTAGGGCTTTGCGGCGCCGGGCAAAGGCCGGTCCGTCTTGTAGAAGAAGTGCGGCTTGTCCTCGGGATCCTCCGGCGGCATGATTTCCTCCATGGCTTCCGCGAGAGCTTTGGGGCCCTGTCTCGCCGCTGTCAGCCCCTTGCGGTAATTCGCCTTGAGGCGTTCCAGATCTTCGTTCTGTTTCGGCGTTAATTCCGGCACGTAGCACCGCCTCTTTCATCATGGGAGCAAGGTTTGTGATGGCTTGCTCGACTGCTTTGGCTCCATGCTGCTTGGTGAGCAACGTGAAGTAGTGCGTCCCTAACTCTACCGCTTGCGGGCGGGTAAGTCCCAGTTCTTCGTACTGGCCGCCCACCAGGTGCGTACCGATTTCGGCGGCGATCTCGTTTTCGGGGTATCCCTTGAGACGCAGTTGCACCGCTGCGTCTTGCGCGAACGGGTGATCGAGTAATTCCTGCTCGTGCTCGCCGAGGTGCCCCTCTAGCTGGTCGATACTGAGGTGCCACTTCTCATGGCGCAAGGTGGCCGCGGCGCGCTGCAGGCCCGCGCTTCCGTTGACCAGCAACACGGATTGCTCGTTAGCCCCTGCTTTTTCGAGAGCGAGCGCCAGCGCCGGATGGGTCGGCATCAGCGCTTTCACCGCCCTGACGACGTGGCGCGGGTGCAGGCGCATGCCATCGAGCGCCGGATCTCCCCAGACTTGGCCGATCGCGGTTACGTTGGCCTGGTTCGTGATCAGCTTACCGGGCTGTACGGTGATCCGCAGTGCGCCCGGGTCCGAGGTTTCGCCGTCCGGCGTGCGGGCGAACAGCGGCTGTCCCTGCATCACCGAATCCACCATGGCAGGCGTGATGTCGATCGAGTGCAACGGCTGCAGCGCGCCTGGATTATCGGTGGCTACCCTCGCGACGAAGGCCTCAGCCTGTGCGCGGGTTTCAAATTCCCTTACGGGTTCGGACAGAGTATCTTGGCTATCCAGAACGGAGAACATCTGGCCGGCTGCTCCGCCGTCCTGCTCGTCGATAAATAGGTCGCCGGCGATTGACGGTTTATTTATCTGCGTCGTCCCTACCTTCGCGTCCCATTTTTTCCCGTACTTCTTGGCGTAGTCGACCAGTATCTTGTCGTAGAAGCCCTTCATCCCCTCGCCGCCGACTTTCAGGTCCAGGCCGGTGAAGGTTCTGGCGGCAGGGTCGCCAAAGTCCGACTTTTCACCCTCGCCCGCTACGATCCTTTGCGCCATCTCCTTGCCGACGATATCTTCGAGCCCTTCCGCCGTGACAGGTCCAGTGCGGCCGGTGTCGTAAATTGTCTCTCCGCCCTTGGCATCGACTGTAAGATCAAACGTCCCTCCTTTGGCTGGTTTTGCCCAAATGGATTCAAGTTGCTGGCTCAGGTCGTACCGGTCCGCATGCGTCTCGCCGGTGTCCCAGGCCAGCCTGTCGTAGCCGTTTTCCGCCGCATAGCGCAGCATCCGCTTGAAGGCGAGCTCGTGCCAGGTCTTGGCGAATGGTGCGGGAGGGACGCCGCTATCATTCTTGTGCACGGTGGACAGGGTGTTCGCCTTATCGATCCACTCCTCGCCGAAGTGCTCGCGGAGAGCTTCGAGCCGTTTCGCCTTACTCGCCTGCGCGGCTTTACTTGCCTGTGCGTTGGTGTCGCCCGGCCTTTCGAAAAGCCATCCGAAAGTGTAAGGGGATAGGCCGAGGTCAACGCTGTTGAGATACGCCTCTGCTTGATTGCGCAGCGCGTCCCACTGGCCTCCCTGGTAGCCCTTCTTCTTTCCTTCCTGGTGCCAGTCGCTCTGAAGTTCGTAGACGTGCAGGATCTTCTCAGGTGGGGTGTAAGGCGTTCCGTCGGCGCTGGTCCAGCGATCGCCGAAACGGACGTGCGCGAGGACGTTGGGCTCGCTCCAGTGGGAGGAGCGGTAAGTGCCCGCGGTCTGCCGGGTACGCTCCATCCCGTTGGCGTCGGTGTAAGTTTCGCTCTTCGCGCCGGGCAGTGTCAGTAGCAGCTCGCGGTAGTTCTCGCCGCCCGGGGTGACGTAGCCGCCGTACTTGGCTACAGATTCCCTGGCGGGGCCCTGGTCAAGGTCAATCTCGATGCGCTCTGCTTCGACGGCATCCTTGGCCGCAGCAATAGAGTCAAACTCGCCGAGCGAGCCATGGGTGCTCGTAAGGCTGAAGCCGTCGTATCCTTTATTGGGCGTGATAGTGTAGCGGCCTTCCGGCGTGTCGGCGATCCAGTCGGGAAGCTCTTCCTTCCACGCCGTAGGCTCGAGCTCGGCGCCTCCGCCCTTGACCACTTCCTCGACCTGCACCTCGTTCGCCTTCACGAACGCGAGCACCTGCTCCCGGGTCACCGGCCCCTTGCGCTCTTCGAGCCAGGTATCGAGTCCGGTCCATTTCAGCTCATCGGCCTTCACTCCACTCTGCGGGTTGCGCAGCATGGCCAGCAGTTGACCTGGCACGGCCGGTCCTTTCATCTTGGCCGCGATCGCGCGCTCGAGCTGGGAATAGAAGCCCGGGGTTTTGCGGGAGTACTGCGGTGTGTCCTTGAAACGCTCGGCCTGCTCTGCGTGAAAGGCCTTCCATGCCGCCGCGTCCGCCTCATAGAATGCCTGAGCGGCTGCGGTGGAATCGTCGTCAAAGGGGCGGTCCGCTTGACTCTTCTGGAATGCCTGGAAGGCGCGGTCTCTCTCCTTCACGAACTCGTCGACGCGCCGGTGCTGCGCGTTGTTAAACTCCGCCCGGCTCGCTATTACCTTTTCGGCACGTTGCTGGCCGGTCTGTGCCGCCGCCGGCGAAAGCTCGGCCAGCGATTGCTCCAGCCGTTTGACGGCCGCAGCAGCCGCGGCGCGCTCGCCCGGTATGGTGGCGCGCTCCATGAGTGCCTTCGCCGAGCGTAATTGATCGGTTAGCCTGGCGCGGGGGTCCTGGAGCACGCGCGAGTACTGCGGCTTGTCCGCTGCCTTCGGCTGGCGCGAGAAGAGCGGCGCCTGCTCCGGCTCCTGGCCCTGGTCGCCGAACAGGCTATCGCTGCCGCGGTCTTTCGCCGGCTTCAGCTTGGCGGGCCTGGCCGCCATACCGGATTTGACCTGCGCCGTCAGTTGCGCGCCGAGTAGCCGGTCCGCGGCCGATTGCGTCTCTGCTTGCGAGCTCGCTTCCGCCACGCGGTCCACCAGCGAGGCCTGGCCGGCGATTTCGTGCGCCTTCGCCCTGGCACGCTCCAAGGTCGGATAGATCGTAACCGTGGGCAGGGTCTGCTCGGCATCGAGGTCGCGCAGCGTGACCGCGTATCCGTTCGGATGCCTGGTGACCACGGACTCGAGGCCGTCTTCGTGGTTGGTATAGCGCGCCAACACTTCGGGCGCCTGGCGCGAGAACTGCGGCGCATCGGGCGGCGCCTCGTCCGGCTTCACCGGATAGGCTTCGAGAATGCGATCGAGGATCGCCCCTGTCGTGTTGGGCCCGTCCCCGTCGTACTTCCTGGGGATGTAATACACCGGCGTGATGCCCTTTTCGGAGAGAGCGCCAAGGGTCAACAGATTGCGGGCGACGTCCTGGTTTGGCGGGAATAGCTGAATTACCTGGATCCGTCCAATGATCCCGCGGCGTACCTGGGTGTTGCCTTCGAGGGTGTAAGTCAGGTTGTTGCGCAGCACGTCGTCATGGAGCTGCTTGGCGTCGACGGTGCTCTTGCCGCCCGAAATGCGATCGAGCAAGGCGCGAATCCGCGATTCGGGAATGTCGATACCGACCACGCGCTCGGCAGTCTTCGAGTCCGCGGTGGTGTAGATGCTGTTGCGGATGAAGGCTGCATCGCGGATCGGATTCCAGAAGCGCATCACTTCGCCGCCAATCAGGTGGTGATGGGTGGTGGTGTGAGTCGGCGCCGCGTCGTAGCGCTCCTTCCAAATATCCTTGGCCCATTGCTGGGGATCCTTGGCGATGGCTTCCGCCGCGGCCAGCGGCGCCCGCTGCGCCTCCACTTCCTTGGTGCTGGCGTCAACCCGCTTGCGCTGCCAGCTATCCGCCGGCATCTCGTACGCCTTAGCCTTGGCAAGGGCAGTCTTCGCCCGTTCCAGTGCTTCCTCCCGCCGGGTGCGCGCGAAGTACTCGAAGTCCGGCGCCGCCGCCTCATCCGCGCGGCCTTGCGCATAGCTTAGATCGGATTCCGCGTCGCGCACCCTCGAGGTGCGGTTGTTGTCTTCGTCCCGCTTCAGTTGAGCCTGGTCGCGCTCGAGGTCCCGCTCCGCGCCCTTCAGCGCGTCCTGTGCCTTGCTCAATTCCTCCTTCGCCCAGGTGTCCACTTCCTTGAGGCCCTTGCCGCGCAGCTCCGCCTGCGTGACCTTGAGCCAGCGTCCGCGTTCCGGCTTGGCGGTGTAAGACGACGGTTCGACGTTTCCGTCCGCGTGCACGGTCGGCGGGGCGTCGATCACCAGATAGAGCACGCCCTTCTCGTTGCGCGCGATCGCCGCATGCCGCTTCTCGTGCTGCAGGAGGCGCTCGTCCAACTCCTCGGGCGACACGCGCTCCGTTTTGTTCTTGGCGTCAACGGGATAGTAGTAAGTCTCCGCGCCGGTCTTCGGATCTTTGGCGAGTAATCGCTGTTCCTTTACTTCGATCTCATCGCCCGGCAGGGTTTTGACGCCGGTATCGAGCGTGCCCGCGGCGATCGCCTGCTCAACGGCCGCATTAAAGATGTTGAAGAAATAGCGATACGTCGCGTTTTGAATGTCCGGATCGAGCGCCATCAGCCGGTTCAGCAGCTTGGTGACGTTCGTCATATCCGCGGGCGGGATTTCGGGCCCGCTCGAGCCGAGCTTGATTACTCTGAGATCGGTGAGAACCTGGAGGCCGCTGAGCCCGGTGCCGGGTACGGGTTGGTTGCGGAGGAGTTGGGTATAGAAGGAGTTGGTCGCGGCGCGGCCCTGCTCCGTCTCAATGTTGGCGTTCTCGCCCATGGCGGAGCCCGCCGCGGCGTTCTTCTGGCCTTTGGTCAACGCGCCGAGCGAACCCAGGCGCCGCTGAATGGTCGAAACGAACCGTTGCTCGCCCGCCAGGTCGGAAATCAGGAAGACGTACTCGGGCGGCTGCTTCTGGTTGGTGCGGTGGGTGCGGCCCAGCATCTGCTGCGCCTTGTCCGCGGACCAGCCCGTCTGCAGGGTGATGTGATAGCGCTTTTGCTGGTTGGCGACGTCGTTGCCGGCGTGCAGCGAGATTCCGGTACCGCCCGCCGAGGAGAGCACCGCTACCCGCTTCTTGCCGCCTTGGAAGGCGCGCATCTCGAAGAGGTTGATTTCTTTCTTCGAGGCCTTGGGGTCGCCGCGTGGTACGAACTTGCCGATGGAGCGGTCATACTTCTCTTTGCGTCCTGTGATCTCCGCGACGTGCTTGTCTCCGCCCAGGCTGTTGATCAGGATGTCGAGCGGATTCTCTGGCATGTGCAGATCGCGGTTGAGCTTCGCAATCAGCGCATCCCGGGCTTCGACGGCCGCCGGATTGACAACCGGGATCTTACGGCCCTGCTCATCGTTCCGGTAAACCGGCACTTTGATGGGGTTGCCGCTCGAGTCTACGTCGTCGGCATACTGCTGGGTCGGGTAACTCGTGAGGACCATGTTGACCAGGGCTTCCTTCGGCCCGAAGTCATACTCCGGTAAATCGTCCGGATCCTCGTCCTCGTCGCGCTGCTTGGCTTTCTCGCGATTCTGCGCCGCCTCGTTGGTGTTCACCAGCGTGATCACTACCGACTTACCCTCGGCCAGCGCCTTATTGGCGAGCTCTACCGCGGTGGGCGTCTTGAGCGCGGTAATCAGTAGACCGAAGAAGCGCTGCTGTGCGCCGCCGAACGCGGACATGAAGTTGCCGCGCTGCTGCCGGCCGCCATTGGTCGTATTGGCGATGGTGGCTTCGGCGTGCTGAATGACGGAGGCCCAGGCCTGCGTTGCGGTGCGGTACAGGTCTTTCTGTTCCTTGGATAGCTTGTGGGTCTCTGTCTCGTAAGTGACGCCCTTGTAACTCAGCGTCCGCGCCAGATACTTGCCCTGCGCCTTGAGTGAGCGGGCGATCAGCTCCATCGCGGCAATGCCGCCTGGCCCGATCTGCGACTGGAACTCGCCGAACCCTTGCGGGAAGGCTGTCCCTGGCCCCCACTGGCCCAGGCGATCGAGATAGCCGAGGTTGATTACATCGGTCGCGGCCGTCGCCGAGAGAGAGACCGTGCGCAGCTTCGGCATGCGCGCCAGCAACTCCTTGGCCGCTACGCCCCTCTGGCTTTCCGAGCCGCCTTGGGCGGCGACGGCCGATTTGAGATTGTGCGACTCGTCCCATAGGATGTACGCGCCTTCGCCGTCGTCATCGCCGCGTAGATACGCCTCCATCTGGTCGATGCGGCGCTGCCCGGTCTTATTCTTGCCGGTGAGCAGGGCATAGGTCGAGAACAATACGCCGTCGTGCTCGATCTTCTTGCCGTAGCCGAACTTACTGAACGCCTGCACGGCGGGGTTCTCGCCCATCACGTTCTTGCCGTCCTCGATGGAGATTCCGCGCGTCAAGGCGTCCGCGCCGATGTTGCGGAAGTCGTGAATGGCCGCGTCCATCAGGTCCCACTTCTCGGAGACCCAGATCAGGCGCTTCCGTCCCTGGAGATAGTTATCCCAGAGGATGCCGGCGGAAATGCGGCCTTTGCCCACACCGGTTCCGTCGCCGATCAGCGCACTGGCATAGTGCCCGCCGGGCAGGACGATGGAATTCTGCTGGCCCGCGAACGCGATCGCTTCCATCTGCACGGCGGAGAGGCGGCCGTTTTCAAGGACCGAAGGCGGCAGGGAGGGCTTGTAGGAGATGGGTGGCGGCTTTACGGTCGCCATCGTGCGGGTTTCGACGATATCGCCGGGATGCGCCGGTCCGGCGATCGAGGGGCGGTACGGAACGAACGGGCCGTTGTCGGCTTCGGCTTCCGGTTGGGGGACTTCTTCGAGGTTCGGGCCTAGTGTGAGAGTAGACGGTCGTTCGTCATTTGAGTCCGGAGGACGGCTTTCAGGACGTTCAGCGGCGGGAGTTTCGGGATGTCCCGCAGACTCAGTTCCGGGTTGGACTCCACCAGGTAGTTTATCGCCAGCACCGGCTTGAACTCCCGCATGCTGACTACCAGATCCTCCAGGCTTTCCGGCAGGTTTGCCCGCTCGGCCAGTTCCTCGGCCGCCCGGGTGTACTCCTGGCGGCACTGCATCATCATTGCCAGGATCTGCGCCCAGGCCAGTTCCGGACTTACCGGGCCGAGGGCCATTACCGCCTCGCGGGACAGGCTCGATTTGCGGGCGATCGGCTGCGACATCTCTAAGAAGATTGTACGCCTCCTCAAGCGTCTCAACATTTCCCTGGAGCACGGAGTCCCAGGTTTTCACCGCGCCGGGCTTCACCTGCGAGGGCGTGGCCCCGTTCTTGTCGATGACAATGATCCGCGTCGAGAACGTGGTGCCGTACTTCTGGTATTCCTTGCCGGCGATCCGGATGTTGGCGCGCACGTTGTACTGCGCCGCAATCCGCTCGAACCATTTGCCCGAGGGTCCGGTGGTGAGGTTGGCGCCGCCGTTGGTGTCGTCGGCGCGTCCGCCGCCCAGGATCACCACCAGCCGGCCGTTCGGGAGGAGACGCTGGAGCGCCTGGTCTACGTGGTTCAGCCCATAGATCGCGCGGTTTGTGGCTTCGTGCGATTTGATGGCGCTCGCCGAGAACGGCGGATTCATCAGCACCACGGTCGGACGGATGGCCGGATCGAGCAGCGCGTTGATCAGCTCGCCGTCGTGCGCGGTCGGCTTATTGAAGCCGATCAGCTCCATCATTTGGGCGCGGCGCTCGGAGACCTCGTTGACGTGGACTTCGGCGCCAATGGCCTTCGGCCAGATAGCAATCCCGCCATTGCCGGCGGAGGGTTCGAGTACGACGTCAGTAGGAAGGATGCCGCCAACTCGGGCCACTACATAGGATTCGGTTGGGGGCGTCGAGAATTGCTGGTTGGCCAGTTGTTCATCGGTCCGGACGCTCTGCGTGGTGACGCGCCCCAGCAGCTCGCGCAGATCTTTCAACGCGGCGATGGGGTCCATTTCCATCAGCGCCTTGCCGCGTTCGAGCAGCAGCTTGTTGATGCCGGCTTCCATGGCATCGAAGGCGTCTTTCGGGGTCCAGTCGCCCGAGGCGCGGGATCCGCCCAGGTGGAGCTCCGCCAGCTTATTGAACTCGACGACGTTGCCGAGCGAGCCGCCGGATTTCAGCTTGTCGTAGACGGCATCGATGAGCGCTTGCGCGGGATGCGCCGCGGGCTCAGGCTCAGGCGCGCTCGTCGACACGCCATTAATCTTGCGGATATCCGCCGGTTTGATGTAGACGGAGCGGGCCGGCTTGTCGGTGGCCGGGATGCGTACTTCAATCTCGCCGCTACTGCCGTAGATCGCGACGACATTACCCTTGTGGATGCCCTGCGGGGAATCGAAGACCACAACATCGCCCTTGTTGACGACGGGCATCGGCTTGTCGGCTTGTACTGGTTGCTGATCGCCGGACGCGGGTTTCTCGGCCGGGGGCTTCATGGGCTCCACGGTCTTGCCGTTAATCTTCGCCACGGCGACGGCGAGACGGTGCACCTGGCGCAGCGCGTCTTCCGGAGTCTGGCCGGTTTTCTTGGCGTACCACTGGATCACCGGGCCGACGTCCTCGTTCATGCGGGCGAGCCAGGCGGCTTCGTCGGTCACGCCATCGAGCATGTGCTCGGCGCCGACCGTGGCCAGATCGATGCGCGCCTGCTTGATACGCGGATCGGGCGGGGTGGTTCCGTTGGCGCCTTCGGTGCGCGAGTATTGCGGCTTGTCGGGCTTAGAATTGACTTCGCCATCTTCGGGCGCGATATTGGAATCAGGTGCACCACTGTTCGGCGAAGGAGTTTCGCCGCTCCCTTTGCGGGGGGTTCCGGGAACACTCGTAGTCCTCCCGGAAGGCAGAGGAACTTGACCGCTGGTTCCCGGGGGAGTCGGTCCGGGACCTTTCGGGGCTTCACCAACGCGGATTCTGGTGGTGAGGGCCGGCGGTTCATCTTCATATACGGTAAGCAGCCATTTCTTCGCTTTCCCGTCATAGTCCAGGCGCACTGCGGCTTTGTGCCGATCGTCAAATAGCCGAATACGATTCGCTCCTGAACGCTTTTCATCCACCTGCATCTTCGGAAAGAACTCCGGGAGCTCGGCAAGAATTGCGGTGCGGCCCTTAGCCACCAGCTTGGCGACGCCCTCTCCGTCCTCGAAGTCCTTTTCTGGCGTGCCCGACTTTCCCCAGATGATGTCCACGTCCCCGAGGCGGGGGTCCGGGTGATATAGTGCCGCTACCGCGTCACCGGTCTCATGTTCGAGGAGCCACGAGATCGCGCCTTTGGCGTCGTGGTGGAACTGCCGGAGAATCGGCCCGTGCGATCCCATTTCTGGCTGATCTGTCCTCCGCGAGTACTGTGGTTTGTCGTCTTCCTCCAGCAGCGCCTTCATGCGATCGCGCGCTTCCTTGCCGGCATCGGCGAGCGGATTGGCTTTGGCGGGCGGCGCGGCCTTCTTCGGAGCGGACGGGTGATTTGGCGGGAATTTGGATTTCGGGGCGGGGGTTGCCGTGCTTGCGTCAACGGTGACGACCTTGCCGCTGTCTCTCACGGCCAGGGTGAAGGCGGGCTCCTGGTCGCCGTGGTTGTCGATGCGCAATACCTCGCCAGAATGCGCGGTACCGCCAGGCCCGTTGAAAGTCACCCTTCCGCCGATAGGAAACCGCTTTTCCATGTCGGCCGTAGTGGCGCGAGCCGTGCCGCGCTTCGCCGCAATTGCGGCAGCCGCGGCGTCGACGGCCTCTTGCTCTTCGTCGGAGATCTCGGGCTCGGCGGGCTTTCCGGAAGCGAGCGCCTTGAGATCGGAGATCTGGCCCCGGAGAAACTGCTTATTCTCCTCACCAGCCGCCGCGGCGTCTTCCAGAATGGATTCGGCTATGGCGATGTCACCCCGGATCTCGGCGCGGGCATCCGCCCGGGCTCCAGCCGAATCGGAGCTGAGTGTCAACTCCCACTGCTTTTGTTTCTCGAAGAGGCTGTCGATGATATTGGCGAGCGCTAATTCGGCCTCGTTTTTAGCCCTGTGTTCCTTTTGAAGCTGGTCTTCGAGATTGGCCGTGTGCTTCTTGCTGATAGGGATCTTCTCGGCGGTGGTCAGGTCTTCCGTCACTGGCGCGGGAGCCACCGGTCCGGTCTTCGGCGCTCCGAACGCCTTGGCGAATTCCTCGACCGGATCCGGTTGCTCGAAGAACGATTCCGCGGTGGAGCGTTCCACATAGGCGCGGACCATCTTGGCGATCGCGGTGCCGGAATCCTTGCGCAGGATGCCGGCCAGGTGCTCCGCCCGCGGCGTCGTCTCCGGCCGCTGGCTGCCGAACATCTCGGGCTGGTCCTTGGCAAGCTGGCTGTTGGCGTCGAATCCGTGCGCCTTCTTGTAGTCGGCCTCGTATTCGATCAGCGCCGTGGCCTGGCGGACGTCGGGTGAAAGCGTCCAATCCGGACGCGCTTCGATGATGCGCAATAGGGGGGCAATGCGCTCCAGTTTGTTGCGCAGCGCGGGGGCGATGCGCTTAAACTGGTCGCTGTCTTCGAACAGGCTGCCCATCACCAGCTTGGCTACGCGCTCCTTGGCGGCCTTGGTGACCGCGCCGCTGGTCGAATCGAAAAGGACGGGCCGCTCCTCTTCGGTAAAAATGCCTTCGCTGATGAGCCGGTTGACGATGCTCGGGCCCATCTTCGAGTTCATGATGTCGTTGAGCGAATCATCGGGACCGAAGGATTCGAGGACGGAGGCGAGATACTTCGCCAACTCCGGGGTGATGCTGCGGGCGTCTTCCGTTGCCTGTTCGGCAGTCGAGAGCTTTGCCGTGGGTACTTTGTTGAGGTCGGCGATTGCGCGTTGCTTGTCGATAGTGTCGTCGGCGATAACGCGGAACAGGCCCGGCTTTTTGAATCCGTCTATCCCGGCGGGATCGATACCGAACATGGGGGCGCGCTTCCTGAGCCGCTCCTGGTACCGCTTGGCAAGTTCAGGAATCTTGTAGGCGCGCTTCAGGGTGATGAGCCGGTTGTTGCCACCGAGGGCGTTGCCTACGTCCTCAATGACGGAGGGGCCGTTGATCGCGTCGGGGTTGTCATTGATGAGATAAGCCTCATCGAAGAAGGCGGGCAGGCTGTTTTGGATCGGACGGGCCCGGTTCAGCTCGTCGCTGTAATCTCGGCCGTTAACGTATGGATAGTCGGGGTCTTCTTCGAAAGTAAAAGGATCGTGGCTGGGGCGAACGTCGTCTATTTCTCGGATGGAGTAATAGGCTTCGTAGGGGAGGGCTCTTCCCTTGACACGAATTTGCGTCCGTTCGCCTTTAATCTCTTTTCGGCCTGTTGGAGGCGGTTCAGGAAGCGATTCTCCTTCGTCTCCACGCTGTCCTCGGGCTGAACGTGTTTCATCGGATGGCTCCTCTACTATAGGCGTTTTGTCGGCTGGGGGTTTTTCTTGTATTGAACCTTCCTCAGATGTGGCGGTCGGTCCAGCGGCTTCGGTGGTTGTGGCAGGCCGGATGCGCTCCCAGTAAACGGTGGCTTCAACGTCGTCATCGTCGAATTTGACGCGAATGCCGTCCCGCGTCTTCGTGTTGGCAAAGCGTTTGAGGTCGACCATTTTGACCACTGCCGGGCGGTCGGGCTTCTCGCCGGGGATGCTTACCAGGACGTGCTGGCCCACCGCGAAATCGTGGATGCCGGCGGGCTTCTTCAGATCCGGATAGTCGGCCAACACTTCCGGCGGTATGGTCTCGCCAACGTTCATTGCCTTCCGGATCGCGGCCTCATGGCGCCGGGAGAGTTCCGTTGTCGGGACGCGGGCGGCGCCGTAGCGCTCCGGATCGCGCAATTCTCCTTGAATCATCTGCGCAAAATCGTTGCCGGGGTTGTTGTAGTCGCCGTAGGTATCAGCGAGCGCGTTATGGCGCGCAGTCGTATCGCGACTGTGGTTCAGGAGGTCGGCCAGTTCCCGGTAGGGCAACTCCCAGGCGTGTTTGCCCTCGGCGGCGGGCTTCTTCTGGCCGCCCCACTCGCGGCCCTTGGCGGATGGCTCAAATTCGGGGATGCCGCCCAGCTCGGCGATGACCGCGGCGTGGTCGATCTTCTTCGCGGTGGCGCGCTTCCGGAATTCGGCGAGCTTCGCCTGCGCTTCCTCGATTCGCTTGTCGCGATCGCTGATGTTCTCCCACGTCTCCCATTCGTAGCGGCCCTGGCCGGCGAATTGGGCATCGGCCTCGCGGGCGTGCTTCAGGGAGTCCGCAATTTTCTGGAGAGCGTTGAGCGAGAGCTTGACCGATTGTTTGACGCGCTCGGGAACTTCTTCGGGCGCGTGCTGTGGCGCTTCGGCGGGAGGCGCATCGCCGGACGCGGGCGCGGGGGTTCCGCGCTTCTTCGCGATCGCCGCGGCTGCCGCATCGATGGCTTCCTGTTCCTCTTCGGAAACTCCTGCCTCGACGGGCTTCTTGTCTGCCAGCGGGTGTTGCGGGGGAAGCGTCTGCTTCTTCGGCGGGGCGGGTGGCTTTGGCTTTACGGCGGCCTTCCAGAGGTGATCGTGCGATGGCACCTGAATCACGCCGGGCTTGGCGTCCTTCGCGATGCCTTTGATGCTGTCTCGGACCGCCACACCACCGGTGCGGATCTCCGCTTCCTTCAGCCCGGTGTGCTGTGCGACGAAATCGACGTACTTCTGATCGTGCTTCGAGGGAGTCTTCTGAGCTGCAATGTACGCGGCCTTGTCCAGGTCGTTCTCGAATTCCAGGGTGAACTGTTTCGGCCCGTAGCTGTAGCGCGGGGCGGCTCCCTGGAGAGCATGCGGGAGGATGGCGGGAGTTGCAGATTGTGGCTGTTCAGCCACATTACTTACTTGACTAAGCTCTGGTTTTTCTTCGGGCGCCGGCGTCTCGTTTTGGAGGGGAGGCACATCGCCGGACGACGGCTGCGCTTCCGCCGCGGGCTTCCCTGTTAGCGGGATTTCGACTATCTTGCCGTCTTTTCCGCTGAACGTGAGCGAATCGAGGGTGATCGTTCGTCCGGTGACGTTGCGAATGATGCTCCCGTCGTATAACTCGCGGTGTGTCCCTGGCTTCAGGTAGGCGATGGTGACGTGTGGCTTATAAGTGGGGAATGTGTTGCCGGTGTGGTCGACGGCATCGCCGACCAGCTTATTCAGCTCGTGCAGCTCGGGCGAGTCTACGTCTACCTTGAGGACGTCCGGTCCGCCGTCCGTACCCTTAAATATGGAGGTCTTGCCGAAGGTGACGGTGATCGGTCCTTGCCCTTTCAGAATTTCCTGAATCGGAGTGGGGTCCGCGCTGGGGTTGCCGTATTTGACGGTGACGTGTATTTCCTTCTCGCGGCCGTCGCTGGCGTCGCCTCCGGTTTTCTCCCCTGCTTCAACGTGTAAATGCTCATCGGGGATGGCGGCGCCGAACTTGCGCACTGCATCCGCGATATCCTCCGGCATGTTGACCTGGGTAGAAGAGTAGTCGTGAGTTTGAGGGGCAGTATCATCATTTGATACCGGCGCTGCTTTCTCTTCGGGCGCGGGCTTCGGCTTGCCGGCCGCGGGCCGCGCCATGGCGGCGTCCACGTCGGCACGCAGGGCATTGTCGAGCGATTCGTATGGTTTACCGTGCCGCGCCATCGCAACGCGATCGCGGGCGATGCTCTCCGGCGTTGCTTCGGGCGCGGCAGCCGCGGGTTTCGGCGGCACGTCGTCGGCACCGTCATCCGGCTTCGGCGGTTTCGGTGGCACGTCATCCGGCTTCGGTGGTTTCGGCGGAACATCATCGGGCTTTGGCGGTTTCGGCGGAACGTCCCTCTTGCCGGTCCGTTGGAATTCCTTCTCGAGAATGGAATACGCCGCTTGGTTGCGCCGGAAGATAGCCGGGTCGACGCCGGGGTTTCTGTCCGGATGGGACGCCATCGCGGCCTTGCGGTACGCGGCGCGCACCTCTTCGAACGTCGCGTTTCGGTCGACGCCTAGAATATCGCGGGCTTGGTCCTGGGAAAACTCCGGAGATCCGCGGGGCCGTCTCTGTCGCCGGGCGTCATCCTCCTCACGCTGGCGCTTTTGCCGGGCTTCTGATTCCTCACGTTCGCGCTTGAGTTTGGCTTCATATTCCGCTCGCCTTCGCGCGGAGGCATCTGCGCTTTGGTCCGGAGGTGGCTTCTTGGTGCCATCGCGTGCGGCCGTTGTCTCCTCATACATCTGCCACATGCGTTCGTCGGTGTACTGGTGGCCGCTGGCGGGGTCTTCCCACATCCCTTGCGCGTTTTTCTTATAGAGGTTGTCGCGCCATGTCTCGTAGGGGCCGGGCTTGTAGCCGTCGTCGGGTGGGGGCTTCTTGGGTCCGCCGCCGCCTTCCCGCTTAAACTTCTCAAAGAGGGACTCTTCGTCAAATTCATTGCCGTTAGTTCGGTCCTTTGACTGCCAGCGATCTTCGGTACCGTGTTGCTCGTAAAACTTGTCTCGCCACGCATTAAATTCTGGGTCGGGGGCGCCGCCCCTTTGCTCGCTGCGTCCATGGGTGCCAAAGCGTTGGTTATACTCAGCGTGCAGCGCTTCATCGGTGAAGGTGTTGCCCGCAGTGTCTTCCCAAGTGCCTTGCGCCGTCTGCTTGTAGTTCTTATTGCGCCAGTCTGAGTAGAAGTTTCTAAATCGGTTGGGGCCCGTGCCGTGGGAGCCAGGGTCGCCGCTATCCGGTGGGGGCTCGTCAACGATTTTCTCTGCTTCGCCGGGCTTGAACTTGAAATTGAAGATGTCGCCGAGTTTCTTCTCGATGGCGGTAAGCACCTTTTCGCGGTATTCCGGACCGGCCGCGTGGACAAAGGGCAACAGGGTCATGGCGGCATGGCCCACCAGGTCGCCGGCCGTGGCTGGCGACGGGTCTTGCTTGAAGCGCTCATACACTTCAGGTAGGTCTTTCGCCATAGTGGTGGCGAAATATGCATCGACGCCCGCCCGCACCGAATCCGGTATCCCTGGCAGCCTTAGTCCCGCGATGGTCGCCGCGCCCTGCGGCGTGTACAAAAAATCGACGATGCCGGGAATCCCCTTGCTCGCGTGGAAGAGGAATTCCGCCGTCTTGGCTGGCGCCGGCAGCTTCCCGCGGGTCACGTCCCATGGCTCGCCGAGCGTGCCCTCAATCAGCCTCTTGGCCGACTGCCAGGCAAGGTCCCAGATGTCTGTCAGTGTGCCGCCGCCTAGCGCTTTAATCGCGTGCGTGGTGGCAATCGTTTTCGCGCCGTCGACTACGGCGCTGGCGCGCTCCTGGATAGTCTTCGGTAGCTGGTTGGGTGGGGGCGTCGATTGGATGCCCTTCTGGAGATTGGATGCTTCGTCTTCGAGCGCTTGCGCTGTCGAGATATCTTCCTGCCGCAAGGGCCGGGTAGCGCGTAGCTGCGCGGCTTGCTGCTTCAGTTGATCGATCCGCGCTCCCGCTTCCGCTGGACGGTAGCCAGCCGGGGCGCTCTGCGCGGCCTGGTTCGCCTGCTGGATTTGAAGGCTCTGGAGTCCCGCCTTCAGCGTCTCGTCCCGCTTGAACGCCTCAACTTGCGCCTTATAGACGCCGATCTCGTCGTTGACCTTCGCTTCGAGCGCCTGCTGCTCCTGGATCTTAGCGTTGTGCGCGTCAATCTCTCCCTGGTCGATGGCTCCGCTACTGCCCGGGCCCGGCATGGTCCGCATGTCGATCTGCTGGCGCTCAGCATCGAGCTCCTGCCGCTTCGCGTTGGCGAAGGCAATCAGTTTGTCGACGTTCTGGCCGCGGAGCGTGAGCGTGCCGCGGCTGAGGACTTGGCTCTCAGGTGCGGCTGGCGCCGCAGTCGTCTCGTCCGGCGGGGATTCCTTTAGATCGTCGTCCAGTTCCTCATCGAGCGTTTTTCTCGTAGGGGGCCGGGGAATGACGTTTCCGGCGCTATCGACGGGCGCGGGCTTGCCCTCGTCGTCAACGTACTGGCCGGTTGGCAGGCCTTTTGCCTTGGCTGCCAGTGCTTGCGGAAGATCGAAGGCGCGATAGGTGTAGCCCGTTTCGTCCGGCGGTCCGACGCTCTTCTCGTCGTAGACGTTGGGCTCGAACAGATGATCAAGGCCATCGGAAACGGCCGGTGCCGAAGCTGCGGGCTTCGTTGCCGCCGGCGCTGCGCCACCGAACAGATCATCGAGGCCGTCTCCTGCCGGTTTTCCCGCGCTGAAGGGAATTTTGCTGGTGCCTTCGGCGTGGGATACCGCCTGCGCCAGGTCGTCCAGCCGGTCCTTATAAGTGCCGATCGGCGTAGTAACCGGAACCTTGAGCTTGGATGCAACGTTCTTAGCCCAATCCTCCGGCCGGTTGTTCCCGTCGCCCGCTGGCGCCCACACCTTACCCAGATCGAGCAAGGTGCTGTCACCGTTCAGCTTGTGCCGGGTGTTCCCCGAGATCTTGGCCGATAAGTCAGAGCGCAGAGCTTCCCACCCCGCTTCCGGCGTGTCGTAGCTGCCTATCGAGGTGGGCGTGTCGCGGATGTTGCCGGGATTGTTCCGGCCCGTAGGCGCAGATATCGCGGGAGCGGTAGGCGCGGTGGCCACCGGGGCAGGATTCGGAGCTGCGGGTTTTGGGAAGAGATCGTCCAGGCCGTCGCCGGCCTGTTGATCCTCGGGGAGATAGTTTGGCAATGGAGTGGCTTACAGGGTTCCTGCGGCGCGCGCGGCTTTGACGGCCGCTTCCGCTTCCGGACCATCGGCTTTGAATCCGCGGCTGACTGCGCCTTGACGGATCTGGGCCTCGGTGTACTTCTTGGTTGCCGGCGGCGGATCTGCGGCGGGTTTTGCAACTTGCGCGCCACGGCCGCCGCCGTTAGGGGGAGTGGCCCCTATCTTGGTCAGCTTCCCGTCGGCTCCTACGCTGAGGCCGGGTGCCCCGCTGGTACCGCTGTTGGCGAGCTTATAGTTACGCAGGTCCCCGCCCTTGATAGCGCGCAGGGCTTTCAGCACCCCACCGCGGTTATCACCGATCGGATGATTCTCGTAATAGTCGGTGTTGGCGACGTTCTTGATCGCGTCGTCCACGCCCGCCCCACCGTTTGCGTTGCTTTCGGCAACGGCTTGGTAGGCGAGAGCCAGGTCCTCGTTGGCGCGCTGGGGAACCGTCTCGTGCTTCTTGGCCCGCTCGGCGGCGTCCTCTCTGAGTTTCAGGCTCTTAGCGCGGTCTTCTTCCGATTGCTTGGTGCGCCGTCGCGTTTCTGCGTCCATGGCCGCGGTCCGGTCGGCAGCTTCGATCTGCGCGGCGGTCATGCCCATTCGATTGAGGCTCTGCATCGCAGCCGGGTTCACCTTGCCGGCGGCGTCAAACGGTGGAGCGCCGAACGAGTCCGGCGGCAGTTCGCTGTCATTGATGATCTGGTTCCACTGATTCAGCTCGGTCACGCCGCGCAATTTGCCGCGGGTTTGATCGATCTTGGCCTGCTGCAGGGCGAGCTTCGCCTTCTCGGCCGTGGCCGTCTCCGCCGCCAGCTTGGCGTCGGCGGCGAGTGAGGCGTGCGTATTCAGCTCGTTGCGCATCGCGGTGACGCCCTCGCGGCCAGGGAATTCCCCGAATGTCTTCAGGGCTTGCGCGTGTTCGTCGTTGCTGGTCAGATTGTCCCGGTTAAACCCCTCGAGGATCTTCGGCCAGCGGGCTTTCAGCTCGTCGTCCGTCAGGTCTAAGGCCGAAGTCAGCCGGTCCCGCATGGCGCCGTTCTTCTGCGCCGTGGCGTTGAATTTCTTCACCCCCAGGTCGACGTCGGCTTCATTCTGTTTGGTCAGCGCGAGCGCGTGATCGTCCAGGCCCTTGCGGACTCGCGCGATTCCCCGCGTCGACATCCCATTCTGGGTAGCCAGATCCAGGAACTTCTTCGGATCTCCCTGCGCAATCTTGAATTGGGTGTTGCCGATCTCCTCGTCCTTCTGGTCCTGCTGCATCTCCGCGGCCTTCATGCTGGCTTCCTGCGCCTGCGCCTGGTGTTGCTGGAGAATCAACGGATTGAGCTGGGCCTGCTGTTGCTGCTGCGCCTTCATGTTCTGCAGGGACATCATCTGTCCATACATTTGCATGGGGTCGTTGAGCTGCTGAGTAGGATGTCCAGCTTGTAGTGGGATAGAAGCGTCGATCATAAAAAGAACCTTTTTCTTCGGGCACGTCTTGAGCGGGATTCCCGGGGAAGTTGCTCGCCGGACGTGAGTTTCCGGTAGAACTTAAAGGATGGCGAACAGATTTCTCACGCCCGATGAGGCCGCAGAAGGATTACTGCGGGATCTCCGCGAGTTGGGCGAGAAGATCAGCATGAGGGCTGGCGTTTCAGAGGAGGATGGCCAGTTCTGGGTGGCTTACGAGTTCCAGACTCGCGTCGGGCGCTTCCCCCACAATCCCCAGTCCGACGACGGACAGCGCTTCGAACGGATCAGCGAAGAGATTCGTAAAGCGGGTGGACGGATCTAGTTATGACTCCGGATCGCCGAACGATTGGAATGCGGGATTCGACCATCCTCCGCCGCTCCCGCCCGGTTTGGTGCGGCCCATTTTCGAGAGCCCATAAAGCATCGCGCTGTTGCCGACGCCGTTCAGCGCGCCGCCCCAGGCATTCGCCGCGCCCACCGTACCCGCTGCCTGCGAGTTGCCGACGCCGGTGATCAGGTCCGCGTCTTTCCCGGCACCCTGCATTTGGGCGTTGCCGATATACTCGTTGCCCTGCATGGCGGTATTCGTCTTCAGGCCAGCCGCCTGCATGTTGGTATTCACGCCCATGCCGGCGAGCGACGTCAGCTCTCCGCCGTAGATGCCGCCCGCCTGGAGATTCTGCGCGTTGGCCGTCTGGCCCATATTGGCGAGCGATTGATAGCCGGCCCGGTTGGTGTCGAACGTGGAAAGAGCGCGGGCGTACGCATCCTTATAACTGGTCCCAGCGAGTCCCTGCGAGTAGCCCTCCATGGCTTTCAGCGTGGCGCCCGATTGCAGCATTCCGCGCGAGGCGGCCGAGCTTTGCAGCGCCTTCAATCCCTGAGCCAGTTGGAACTGGTAACCCGGCTCGCTCTCGAGGTCCTTCGGGTTGAAGCTGAAGTCACCCTGCGACTTCATCTTGTCCAGGCCGTACGTCCCCGATTCCGCGTAGGGAGTCAGGCCCGCCTTCATGTCGGCGTAGACGCCTTTTTGCGCCGTGCCGGCATCGCCGATGTATTTGGTGGCAGCTCCGGTACCGGCGTCGACGGCGTTATTCGCCTGCTCGATGCCGGCGTATCCCCGCTCCACCGCGGCGCCGGTCGCGTAGTCAACCTTCTTCTGCGCGGCTTCCCCGGCGATCCTCTGCTGTTCCGCGGCTTTCCTCGCGGAGCTCGATCCGATGAGGCCCCCGATCAAAGAAGTTCCGGCCGCGGCTAATATCGGCATGTTTATGTGACCATCGGCTTACTCGCACCCAGTAGTATCTGGTCCTGGAGTTTGCCGTCCTTTTTATAACTCTTGAGGTTTCTTCCGTACGCCTTGAGTCCCGCACGTAACCCGAATCTGTGCGCGATCGCGTTCGATTCGACGACGCTCGTCACGGCGCGAACGCACGGCGTGTGTTTCCAGAGCCATCCGTGCGGCCCGAGCAGCTCGTGCATCGCCGTCAGCGCCCGCCGGTCGAGCGCCATCACGGTATGGAACGCCCAGGTGATCGTGTTGCCGTTGTCCGGCGCGAACATCCAGAAGCCGAGGAGTACTCCTCCATCGCGCGCCAGGATGTACCAGACGGCCGCGTTCTCAATCACGGCTGCATCCTCGATCGAGGCCGAGAAGTCATCGCCCAGGAACGGGAACAGCCCGGGATTGCGCACCAGCTCGTTCAACATTCCGTATTCGAAGGTGCGTTCGAAGGTCATCAGTAGAGATCGATCTGGCAGTTGAGGTTCAGATGGGTTGTGCCCACTGCCGCGCCATAGAGCCGCAAGTCTCCGGTGGTGTACAAGAAAAGCATCGCTGCGCCCCACGTATTGGACCCGCTGCTGTAGGTCGCGATGCGGCCCACCAGGGAGATATCCGCGCGGAAGTAGCCTGCGGGCATCGTGCAGAGCACTATCGCGTCGGTAATGACACCACCCGAGAGCTGCCCGCGCAGGTGCAGCTTGTCAGGCGTCGACTCTTTGGAATAGACTTGGGCGCCATAGGTGGGTACGTTTGCCGATGCCCATCCGTTTTGCGGCGCAGGCAGGGCGATCCACGCTGGCACCACAGCGCCACCGGATGCTATCACTGCCGGCGCGTCCTCAAGCGCGGTCACTGCCGCGTCCAGCTTCCCGATCGCGCGCAGGGTGCCTTTCCAGAAGTCGTACCAAACCCGGTTCACGCCTCCCAGCCTGGAGATCATGCCGGCGGATTCGTCGCTGCCGTCTCCGTCGAACATCGCCGAGCGGATCGGGACTTCATTATGGCGGTCGGGATTAACCACCTTACGAGATCCCCAGTTCCACGTCCAGATAGGCGTTAATCAGGGCCTTCGGCGCATTTCCCGTCACCGTCAACCGGAATACCCGGTCATCGGCGCTGCCGAGCTGCCAGAACACTACGCGGTCCATCGTGTTTACGGTCGACGCGGTAATCGTGAATGCCGGTCCGCCGCCCTCGAATGTATGGCCGCCGTCGTCGGACCATTCGAGCTCCACCGTCAGGGCTATTCCGCCCTTGGCTGTTTCGAGATCGAGCTGCCATTTGAGGAAGAATTGCCGCAAGCGCTCTTCGCAGATATGCGGCAGAGTGCGGAAGCACGCCATCTCGTGGCTGTCGTCGGTATAGATGGTGGGCGACAACTCGTAGATCTTTCCGTTCTGGTAGTCGCCGATCCAGTGCTTGCCCCAGACGTAGCAGTGGCAATTGGCGCGATGCCGGTGCTCTGCCGCCGGGCCGGGCACATTGCTCCAGGAAGTGCGCTCATGCCACATGGGCTTGCCCATTTCAAGCGAGGACGTGCGGTCGTACACCCAGGTCTCATCCGCATCGGGAAAGGTGACTTGCCATAATTCGTGGCCATCCAATCGATAGGAGAAGCCGATCGCATCCGAGGACTGCGCGAAGGTTTTCCAGTGCGCTTCGAGCGCGAACGTGGAAATGCGTTCCGGCTGATAGCCTTTGACGTAATAAGCCAGGGGCCCGCCGGCCAGGCTGCCTCCGATGAAGGCGAGTCCATCGCGAAATCCGGCTACCGACGCCGGCGCGAAGATGCCAACGCTCATGGTCGCCCCGTCATCGCGTTGCAGCGGGAAGCTGGTTGCATCCGCCGCTGGCCCGCGCCATACTTCGCTCTTCGATTCGCCGAGGACGTACAACTCGGAGTGGTCGGAGTAAAGAGCGCCGATATTGTCGGGGTAGGTCTCCTTGCGGGCGCTATCGAGAGGAGCGAATATGGTGCCGTCGCCCGCCGCGGAGGCCTGCATGAGCTTCGATGAGGGCGGCGCGACGATGAAATAGCTGTTGAGGAATGCCCCCGATGCGGCCTCGAGGATCGGATTCATCGCAAACGTGTAGGTTCCGGGAGCGACGACTGTCCCGAGTTCCAGGCTTGTGGGGCTCGTCACGCTGGTCGGACTGCCCATGGATGTGCCGTCAAGCAGCAGAGTGGCCCCCACGATCCCAAAGGCGACCCCCACTCCGGCCATAGGAAACAAATCCCCTGAATCCCAGGTAAGCGTGGTGCCCGCCACCGTTGCCGTTCCGTTCAGGCCGGCAACCACGTAGAACTGCGCGAGCGATACGCCCGGGTCCGTCGCCAGATTCACGCGGTAGCCCGCGGGCGCGGGGACATTCGTCACCGTGTAGATCACGTTATTGATCTGGATGGCGGAGCCCGCCTGCAGGGTGGGGAAAAGAGTAAGCGTGCCGGTAGCCGGACTTGCCACGTAAACCGAGTAATCGACAGCCGCGGCGTTCGTCGTCGATTCTACGGTGACCAGGGACGTCGGACTAAGGGGGAGTTTGACGTGGCAGGCCACGCCATCGATCGTGATCAGGTCGCCCGAGATCAAGCCCGCAAAAGTCTGCCCGCTAAACCAGGACACCAACTGCCCGGCGCTGGTGACCCTTCCAATCCGGGAAAGGGTATCGGCTGTTCCGGTTATCGGATCTCCAGACACCGGTCCGAGTCCGTTGTCGATGTAGAACCGTCCGGCGCTCACAATTCCCAGTTGATCGCCGTTCGGAAGCATCTGCACCGGCAGGCCGTCGTCGCCCACGTCGCCGCGCGCTGTGTGGTCGGCCGGTCCGCCGAGGCCGATGATGGTTCCGTCCTGGGCAATCTCGTAGAGCTTCGATCCCACCACCGCGAACATGCGCCCGCCCGAGCCGTCGAGAGGATACAGTGGGGAGCCGCCTGCCAGTAAGCCGCGTACGCCAGTGAACCCGGTTCCTAGCTGGACCAGCGCCGCGGCCAGCCCCGGGCATGAGCGCAGATAGCCGACACACTTCTCGCCGTCCACCTCCACCACTTCGGAGAACAGGTTGACGCTCCGCTGGCAGGCAACGTTCTTCGAGGCGAGCGAGTAACTGGGAGAGAGCCAGCCTTTAAATGGGGCCATAGTGAGTGTAGAGTTAGGGAAGTGGAGGTGCGGACATGCAAACGCTGAATCTGGAGGCGCCGACGATGCGGCCCTATGGCCAACGGGTTGGCAAGCTAACCCGCTTTGGAGGAACGTGGCTCGATCTGGACCGGATCGAAGGCGTCGTATTCGGGCCGGAGGACGGTTGCGGATCTGAGGTATCCCTCAGCGGAGGCGACAGACTGCACCTTTCCTTTGAAGATGCGGAATGCCTGCGGGTTTACCTCACCGCATTCGAGTCCATTCAAAGAGACGTGGACAGCATTCCTGTAGCGTCCGGCGTAGAATCTGCGCCGTAAGCCAACGCAGTGCGTGCCCGACGACGCATGACTTAATCGCCAGTCCGGTAATTGAAGCCGCTGCGCCCGCTCCGAATCGGCATGATCCCCGGGTTGCAGTCCATCTGCGGCGTCTGCGCGTTCAACCGTTGGATCTTCGCCAGTGCCTCGGTCGCCAGCATCACTACGCCCTCTTTGAGAGGCTTGTCCCATTCCATGGCGAGACGGATTGCCAGGTGATAGCGCACGGCATCGAGATATCCAGGCGGCACGCTGAAGGTTGTCGCTCCATCGAGAATTGCTCCCGCGATCGGCTGCCAGGAGGAAAGCCATACCAAATCGGCCGAGCTCTGCGGTACCGGCCAGAGGTTCGCGGTCGCATAGGGATAACTCGTCGCGTAGTACAGCCGCTGCGGGATCGTGCTGCCCGTGCCCGGCAGCGGGATCGATTGAAACTGGTCGGAATTGATTACTTGCAGTTCCAGGTGCAGCGGCGATGCCGGGTTGGTCATCACCACGAGCATCGCTTTGGTGACTTTCACCGGACGGCTGGCGTCCCAGTTGCCCTGCGGCCCCACGGTGTACTGCGCCTGGCCCGCCACCAGGGCAAACGATTGTGTCAGCGTGCAGTAGGCGTTCAGCTCGTCCACTGCCCAGGAATCGAGCATGGCGTTGAGGATAAAAAGCGCGTCCGTAAGCTCGCTATCGCTGTATCCGAATCCCGGGAGTAACTGGCCGATGCACCGGAACGAGCTGCGTAACAGATCGCTGACCAGGACGCCGGCGCCCGCGATCGTCCCGCCGCCGGCCAGGGGTTGGTTGAATAGTGCAGTGTTAAATTCGCCCATGGTGGTGTCCTCGGGCGCTTAATAGGACGGATAAAACTTCGAAGTACCGGGGTCGTAGCACATTTGCATGGCCTTGCCGATGACTCCGGTGCTCGCGATCGCGATGTTGCCGGCGTTGGTGGTGGTGTAGGCCGCATCCGGGATCCAGTTGAGGCAGCCGCCCGTGAAGCCCGCAGGCAGCGTCACCGTAACAATGGCGGCCGTGCCCGTGACGTGGAACATCGCGCCAGTGGGAAGGATTGTTGCCGCGCTTGCCACGTTGGCGCCCACCAGGTTGTTGTTGTAAGTGGGCAATCCTCCCAGCCAGAGCAGGGTGCCATCGGAGTAGTAGAACGTCGGGACATTCCGCCGTGCGGCGTAGGTGTTGCCGATGGTGGCGCCGGCGGTAAAAGCAACCACCCCATCGACGGCGGTGAAGTAGCCGCTGCGTCCGGCCCAGGCGGATCCAGACGCAGGCACGGAGCCCGCCGGTCCGATGGCGGTGATCGTAGTTGTGCCGGTGATATTGAAATTGGGATTGAGGGGCATCGTCAGGGTCGCCGCGGAGGCCACCGTGCCTTGCACGTCCGAGACGCCCAGATTGAACCCCATCGTCAAGTGGGTCGGGAACGTAGCGCCGCCTAAATTGATAGCGATAGGCCCGGTGGTGAATGGTCCGGTGAAGGAAGCGCCCGAGAGATCGTTCCCGGCGATCACAACATTGGCGCCGCCGGCCTCGGCCAGGATTCCCCAGGCTGCCTTGCTGGAATGGATGACGTTGTTGGTAATTATGGCGCTGGCCCCGTTGAGGATGATGCAGCCAATCGAGGCCGAGGACGCCTCATTGCAGTCGGTGATCGAGTTGCCTGAGATCACCGCTTGCCGCCCCTGCGCCGCATTCAACTGAATGGCGGCGTTCTTCAGGGAGCGAAAATTGTTATCGGTGATCGAAATCACTCCGAACGGCGCTCCGCCGCTTGTAGTTTGCAGGACGGCGTAATTGCAGGTTGCCGCCCCGCCGACGTCGGAATTGTGAATATAGATGTCCCCCGCGTTGGCGCTCGCGGTGTTGGCAATTTGGAACGCGGCTCCGTTGGCGGCGCATCCATCCACCAGCAGATCATCGATATCGATGCTGGCCAGATACCAGATGGGATACCCGGTTAATCCGCCCGGTACCATTTTTATGAACGCATCGCCGCCAGCGCCACGGACGTGCGAGATGCCGATGCCATCAGCCGCCTGGATGTTGATGGCGACCGCGCCCGAGGTTTGTGTGGTCGCTGGGCTGATCGAGAAAATCTCGCCGTTCGTGACGGTGATATCGGAGTTGCTTTGCAGCCCGACCGTGGCGGTGAACAGGATGGCGTCGAGCGCATGGGCCTGGTTTTGCAAGTAGAAGTTGTTGAGACTCGAATTCGACGCGGCGTCGAACACTACTTGGTGCGGCCCGTCATAGATGCGGATGCCGTCAATGTGGCAGGAAACTTTGACGCAGTAGATGGCGGCCCCGGTCGATTGCGCGGCGGTGGTGTAGTTGTTGATGGTCAGGTTGCGGACATAGGTCTGCTTCACCGGGCTTGTGGAAGCCGTGTCCGCGATCAGCAACAGATCGCCATTGGCATGATCCTCCGGCCGGGTGATCGAATATTGCGCCCCGGTGTTCTTGCCGTCGAGCGTGAAGTTACCGAGCGGAAAGGTGACCTTCCCGTGCATCACGATCCCGGCCTCCGGATTCAGTTCCGCCGTCCCGCCTCCATAGGTGGCGAACAGGTAACCCAGAGCTTCCTGGATCCCGCCCGTCGCACTGAGGACCGTCCAGGCGCCTGAGTGATTGTTGGCGGGCGACACCTGCACCGTCCCGGATGCCAGTCCCGAGGTACATGTGCCGCCGGCGGAGACCAGCGCTTCCGCCGTGCCGCTTCCACCGGTGATATAGAGTGTGCTGGCATAGACCCCGTTTGCCACGATTCCCACCGGGCAGGGAATCAGCGTGATGGATTGCAGCCCACCGCCGCCCGTCAGAGTGCCGCCGGGCGTTTGCACAGGGAAGTCGAAATCCGGAACGTATGCCGTGGCCGCTGTCTTGAAGGCCCCGCTAAAGGGCGTCGTGGCGTCCGCTCGGTACCGCTGAAACGGCGCCGTGCCGGTGGGAGTTACTGCCGGCAGCACACCCGAGTCCACCAATGCGCCGTCCGAGTCATACTTCGGCACCGTTCCTACGCCCGGGGCGCTTGAAGCGGCCATCTGCACTTTCGTGGTGTTCAATCCGCGGGTGCTGCCGTTCAGTAGCGCCTGCAGGCCCAGAGGCGCGGTGACCTGGCCCGTTCCTCCTTTATTGATAGGGATCGTGGGCCCCGAGGTTGTGCCCGGGATATTGGCCATGCTCGCGCCGAGCGCCGTCTCGATGGCCTCTACTTCCACCCGGTTCACATTGTGGTGCCACGCCGTCATGAGCACCGCAACGCAACCGTGAGGGGTCGTCCCGACGCACGTCGCGCCAGTTGAAGTATGTACGGCGGCGGTGGTGCCATCGAAGGCGCGTCCGTTGATATTCGGGCAGGCTCCGGTGGCTCCTACGTTCAGAACGTTCGCCCCTGCTACGCCGCAGATCGAGATAATCTCCGAATCGACGCTGACCAGCATGTTGGCGACGAAGCCCGTGGTCGAGGCCACAACCAGCACTGTGTCGCCCACCAGCGTGGTCGAGGTCAGATTCGTCTGGAGCCGGTTGACGGCCACCTTGAGTTGGCTGTCGGCGGCTACCGCGGTCGGGAATTGCGCCGTCTGCGCGCAGGCCGATACTACGGCCATGACAAGTAAGAGGGCGAGGTTTCGCATTTTAGGGGAATTCCTTTAACTGCTTTTTGGGTTGAACAATCTACTCGCGGGGCGCGGTGTTACCAGGAGCCGGCTTAAGCGGCCGGCGTAGAAGCTACCGGCGAAGCAACGCAGCAAACGTGCCCGAAGAAAACTGTCTTACTGTTGTTGCGCCTGCGCGCTATGTTCGCTGGCGTTGCTAGCGCCTAAAGCCGACTTACACTGGTCGGCCACCAGCTTGATGGTGGGATCGAGCTTCCGCCCGAACTTCGGCGCCAGGTCCACTGCCAGGTTGTACAGGATGGCCTTCAGGTATCCCGGCGGGAAGTCGAGATCGAGCGCGGTATCGGTGACCGCGGCTAACTGGCTCCATACCCACAGCGACAGTGTTTGGCCGCCGTTCGGGATCGGATAGATGCGAATAGTCCCCACCGGGTAGGCGGCGTCGTACGTGAGTGCGCGGATCCGCGAGCCGGTCAACGCCGCGTCGTCCACTAATGCCTCGAACGTCAGGGCGTCCACCGGCTTTCCGTCGTCGCTCGTTCCGCCCGCCGTGGTCGATGCCCACGCTTCGATCTTCTCCGGCCGTGTGGGGAAAGTCCCGCCGGGTCCAGCGGTGAGGGTGGCCTGTCCGTTTACCAGCGCCGCGGTCACGCGCCCTACCGAGTAGACCGCCTGCCCCGTTGCGTTCCACTCGCCCAACAGCATATTCAGCCCTAGCAGGCTGGTTGTCCGCGCCTCGGGGCTAATTGTCTGTCCTGGGTAGCGGACGCCGAGGAGTAAGAGCGCTTCGAGAATCAGTTGATCGCCGGTCATGGGTTACTCCGTTGCCGGTTTCGGCGATGGTGCGGACTTTGCCTTCTTCGAGGCGGCAGCGCGCAGCTCGAGAACTTCGGCCACTCGCTCGGCGCAGTAGCTCTGCACGTCCGCGTGGTCTTTCGCCAGCCGCGCATGCTCGGCGGTCAACGTGGCGAAGGCGTCCTGCAGACGAAGGTTCTCGGCCTTCAGCTCCCCCAGTGTCGGTTCGGCCACCGGCGCCACCAACGGGATGGGCGGGTAGGGCGTATCCCTCCACGGGCTTTCGAGCGCGCGGTCTTCGGCTTCGCCGTTCACGGTCTTGGTGCTGCCATCCGGGTGATAGCGGACGCTCGGATAGGACTGGAACACATGCGGTTTTTGCTCCAGGTAATTGATTCTGGACGCTGGTGAAAGTTGGCGGTCGGCAAACATGAGGGATTCTCTTTCTTCTTCGGGCGTGAGGGTTGGGACTGCTGGAGAGGGATGGTTTCGCCGGGTTAGGTACTTGACGAAGCGGGCAAAATTGTCGATGCTGCTTTACTCGCAAGGCGTGTCAAGCAGCGTCCGGCGGAGACTCCGACTGGCGAGATCTTCAGGACGTGCCCGAAGAAGCAAACTCCGGACTACATCTTTACGATTTCAATGCTGGCGTTCTGAATCAGTACGCTCGAATCACTGGCGCCGGTGACCACGGTCAGTTCTACAATCTTCACTGCCGTGGTGTCGAGTGCCACGGAAGTGGTGGTAATACCGACCACGTTCAATGCGGTGAACGCGCCGGTAGTCACATGCGTGCTCGATACGATTCCCTGCCCTACCACCGTGCCACTGGCGCCTGCGGTTCGTACGGTAACCAGAAAGTCCAGGTAGAACGGCTGCGTGGTGATGCTGGCGACGGCCGCGGCGGTGACGGTGCCCGCGATATTACCGGTAAGCGTGGTGGTTCCGATGCGGACCTTGAAAACGTCGTTGCCGGGTGAGCCCGCGGTGGTGATCGTGCCGGCTGCCGTAATTCGGAAAGTGGTTCCGGCCTGCATGAGAGTGGCGGGGACCGAGCACGCCACCACTTGCGCCTCCACGTTCACGATGGCGGCCGACTGCGCCACAATCGACGCGCATGCGCCCGGGCTTTGGTGCTGATGGTCGCGCCTGGCGGCGATCGAGGAGGTTCCTGGAGCGCCCAGCGCGAGCGGCGTAGTCACCGCGGCCCCCACCGTATCGAACGCCTGCGTGCCGGTTTGCAGCGTATTACCGTTGACGTCGTGGACTTGCCACGCTTGCCGGTTCAGGGTGGCCACCCCGTTGGCCGGGAGTGTAATGCCCGGCAAAACCTGGAATGCGGCCGTCGCCGAGGATCCGTTCACCGCCAGCGTCACGCCGGTAACCGCGCTGCTCGTGGTGTTGGCGAGAGAAGCGAGAGACACAAAGGCCATGACGCCGTTCGGCACGGTGTAGAGCACCGAGTTCGAGGTGCCCAACACGCCTTGTGCCAGCACGCCATAGCTCGCGTTGCCGCCCGTGTTCGTGTTGACGCCAAAAATGGTGTAAGTGACCGCGCTCGCCGTGCCCGCCAGGCCTTGCAGGGTATTCCCTGCCGCCAACGGGATCGTGTCGACGCTCAAGGCGCTGCCGGGGATGTTTTGCTGCGCCATGACTATTGCGATCTGCAATAGAAAGAGAAGGGTAAGTCGTTTCATTGGTGTGGGCCTCTTGGTGGATTGGGACTGCGACATAATTGCGAAAAAAGCGAAATAGATGGAAAAACGAGGCGGCCCCCGGTTGGAAGCCGCCCCAAGGGAAGAAACAGGGTCAGTACAGGTAGAGATAGGGTCCGACCGCCGTGGTGAACGTGGAAGGAACCGTCAGCGCCGGAACTGTCCCGAACGTTGCGCCGGTCTGGCCCTTCGTCAGGATGTTGTCGTTGACTTGTGTGATCGCCATCCGGACCGTGGTCGATCCAACGGCATTGTCCTGAATGCAGCCAAAGTACTGCGCCGGGCCGGTCGCGAAGAACTTCGTGGTGAAGGCGAAGTTTTCGTAGATCGAAGCGGTTACCGACGCCGCGCCCGCAAGCGCGCTGTTAGCGAGCGGAATCCCGGCGCTGTCATAGAGGATCACGTACCGGGCATTGGCGGTCACGGTGGTGCCGTTGAGCACGCCGATCCCGGTCAGTAGTTTATTGGCAGGAAGGAAAACCTCGCTGCAATAGAGCGTCGTGGCGCCCACGGCGGTTCCGTTGGTGTTGAGCGAGGTGTAGATCGTGCCGCCAGGCTCCGGAGAATAGACATGGAAGCGGGAGGCGGTGGTAATGCCGCTTCCTCCCGCGCCATTGAGCCACAAGCCGCCCAGGCAGTCCGAGACTACGCCCGAGCGGACGTTGATGATCGGCGCGTATTGCAGGGAGGTGCGAGTGCAAGAGCCGGTCCTATTGGTCGGTCCCAGATCGAATAGTCCAGGGGGTGCGATCCAAACCGCCGCGCCCGAAACGTGCGCGGACTGGACGCCGCCCACGCCGCGCTTCACGGTCCAGACGTTGCCGGTTCCGGCGGCATTGACGTTGGCAGTGAAGGTCATATACTCGCGATCGACGTATCCGCCGGTCACGACATTGGTGCCGGAAGCGGCGCTAACGCTGGTCGAGGAGGCCAGGTTGATGGTGTCGGTACCGCGAGTCATGGCGGCGGCGAGCGTTGTTTGAGTAGGGGGCGTCTGGGCAAAGCCGAGAGCCACCACAGCGAAAAGGCAGAGAGAGAGCTTGCTGAATTGATTCATGGTGATTGTTTTCCTTGGTGTGGGATAGGGCAGCGACTTAGTAAGTCCCCGCCCCTCTGGCTAGTTAGCCGATAACGCGGCAGCCCCAATCCTTTCGGGGTGCGACCCAGCCGTACATAATGTCGCATCTGTACGCGAAAAGGTCGTTCACGATGTCGTACTGCGCAATCGAGCGGATGCTCATCCCGGTGTCGGGATCGGTGGCGCGCTTGGCCATTTCGACCGCTTGCGGCAGAACCAGCGGCACGCACGCCCAGGCATACGCTTCCTTGTGGAAAGCCAGGCCCTGCGGGCTCAGAATGCTGGTGCTGGTAGCGTTGCCGAAGATCAGGATCGCGCCGTTATCCGGTATCGCCACCGAGCAGGTAGCGTAGGGATTCGGATGCGCCGGATCGCCGACCAGGGCAACCGGCGGATAGAAATTCACCGTGGCCGCGCCGGCTCCATCCGAATTCACGTCACTGAGGACCGTGAACTGGCGGAGGTCGGAGAGCGTGTCACCCGATACCGCGTTGACCGCGTACACCGTAGCCTGAGTGAAGATGTCGCCGGCCTTGAAGACCACCGAGCTGGCGGTGCAGCCGTCGATGGCCATGGAGCTGCCCGACGCGACCGCCCCGTTGACCAGGATGGAGGCGCCGCCGGCAAAGGTTCCTTCGGTGTGGGTGCGGACGTTCTGCGCCAGCAGCCAATCAAAGCCTGCCGCCGTGCCCATACGCCCTTTTACATACTGCCGCTTAATCTGTTCGGAACTCTGGAAAAGCGACTTTAGCGCGTCGACGATCGGTGACTGGAACTTCGGCGGAATCACTACGAAGCGTTCGCCGTCCATGGGGGTGGAATTGCGGTCGAGCGCCTCGCCCGCCTGCGTGTACAGCAGGAAGGTGGCCGGCGTGACACCGAGAGTGCCCACCGAATTGGGAGTCTGGCGATAGGCCAGGGTCAGGCCGCTGACTTCCGCGGCGTTGGCGAGCGCGACGGACGCGCTTTCGAGATAGCGCTCGCCGATCCGGTCGATCGACAAGGTACGCTCGGCCGAGTCGAAGCTGAACGCGGTGTGCTTGCGTTCGTTGATGACCAGCGGGATCTTGCGCTCTTCGACGTCCTGGAGAACCAGGGTTGCGCCATCGGTGGCGGCGAAGCGCACGGGATCACGCAGGCTGAGAGTATCGCCAATTTTGGCGCCGGCCTTCGCAAAGTGCTCCGAGTAGTCCTCGTGATGCACGACTTTGGCGAAGCCGAGGTTGTTCTTGAACCGCCGCAGGAGTTCGTTGGTGATCACCTGCGGGGTGAGGATGGTATTCACGTTGTTACCTTTTGCCGCTAGCGGCGAGCTGCTTGTCCCTCTCCTTCAGCCATTTCGCGGTGTCCTTCGCGTCTTCGTCGTTCAGAATGTCGAACGGCGCCGGCGGAGAACCGCCCCGGATCTGGGTAGGAGGCTTCGAAGCGCTGGTTACTGTCTTGGGTTTCGGTGGTGTTGCAGCAGTTGGTGTGACTTTGGGCGGGGCGGCTCTGCCCGGCGATGTGAGCTTGGCGCGAATGAGGCCTAACTCCATCCCGGCGCGAGCCATCGCCGCGGCGAGCTCTTGCTGATTGGTGGCAAGAGTGAGCTTGGCAATCCGTACGGATTCCTCGGGATGCCCTGCCAGATAGACGGCAATCTCGGTGCCCGCTTCCGGGTCCATCCGCATGACCGCCTCCATGGCAGCGTTGATCTGAACATCCTTGGCCGCTTCCATGACTTGTTTGAAGTCCGGAAAACGGGAGGCCGCTTTGTCCCAGTCAGCCGCCGCTGCGGCTTTGGCGTGCTCCAGGTTGAGCTGCGTGCGCTGCTCTTCGAGGGCGGTTTGTATCGCCTTGGCCGTTTCGGCTTTATTGAAGGCCTTGGTCGCCTTCTCGTACTGGTCCCACGCAGATTCGTCCTCGTTGTCTTCGAAGTCCCTGAGCATCGGAGCCGCGGCTTCTTCAACCGCTTCCACTTCTTCGGTAGCGGACACAACTTCCGCTTCTGCTTCCTCTGCAACCTCGGCCGGGGGTTTGCCCCGATCAGCGAGTTGAGATTTGAGCGCCGTGATTTCGCCCGTAAGTTTCCGCATGCGCCGTTCGATCCCTTTGTTGGGTTTCCCGGCGGGCTTCTCGTCTTCGAGTTCTTCCTCTTCCTCTTCTGCGTCGTCCTGCTGCGCTTCTTCCCCGGTACCCGACTCCGCGGCAATTTGGCGGGCTATTGCAGCCTGCTCGGATGACGGCGTGTCTTCTTTGCCCGCCGCGGGCAGTTCTTGTTCATCGGTCGAGGCCTGGCCGCCGCCGGCATTGCGAAAGGCTTCGAATGCTGCGTAGTCTTCCGGTATGTCGGTAGTGGCGTCCTGCTCGATTACTTCTTGGGCCATAACGTGTGTTTCTCCAGTTGGGGATTAGCGCGGTCTACTCGCTCGAAGGAGCTTGCGGGCCGCTACGCTCTAAACTTTTTGGATTGGAACAATCTACTCGCGGGGCGCGGCGTTACCAGGGGGCTGCGTCCATGCGCTTCAGGCGGTGTCAAAACTTGGATCATGCCGAACGACGGACACGAAGCACCCGGAAAGCCGTCCGGCGTAGAATCTACCGGCGGAGCAACGGAGCGCGCGCCCGAAGAAACAGTACAGGGCTTACCGGCGGACGCTGCCACCGATGGCCGCGGCGCCAGAAACCTGGGTCATCGCGCCGAATGGGGCCATGTTGATCTCCGCGAATCCTTTTAGATCTTCGGTAGTAAAGATCGTTCCACCGCTCGTGTACGCCCCGTTGCCCGCCACGGCAAGCGCGACCCCCGGCCAGGACTGCACCGCGAAGGACTGACCGAGTTGATCCGTGTTGAATATGGTGCTCACTGGCGTGCTGGCTGGACAGGCGAAGGTAAACGTAGTGCTGGTTGGAGCACCCGTCACAGCGTACGTGGACGGCGTGATTCCATCAGTGTTGGATAAATGACTGTCGGGGGCTCCCCACATCGAGATCTTCCACCCGGCCACGAGATTATGGGCAACCGTCGTGGTCGTCGTGCAGACCGTTGCAGTCCCGTCGCTGGTGATGCTGGTCAGCGTTCCCGGCAGATTCAGCCGGAACGAGCCACCCGAACAAGCCGTAGCGCAGATCGTCGCGTACACCGAAGTGTCCAGGGTGTAGTTGCTGGCATCCACGACGGTGACAACCCACTGGGTATTGAGCGCCGCCTTGTTGGTGCCGTACACCTGAGCCGTTTGCCCAGTCAGCAAGCCATGGTTCGTGGCTGTGATTTGGACGAGGCCGCCGCTCGAAGAATAGCTATCGATTACCACCACGAACGGCATCGGATCGAACCGTGACCATGTTTGCCGCGGCAGAACTGCCGAGAGCGCCGTGTTGGTCACGTTCGCGGCCGTGTTGCCGCCGACGCTTGCCACTGTGACTTTATCGCCAGCGGCGTACGAGGTATCTGACGTGGTGATGATCCACGTCGGATTCTGGCCGTTGCCGCTCACGCTGATGATCGGTATGCTGATCGGCTTGAAAGCCAGCCAGATGCGCGGCTGCTGCGCCATGGTTGCGCTGAGGTAGCGGTATACAGAGGTCGCGCCGTTAGTCGTAACCCGATCCGTCGAGGAGCAAGTTGTCGTCCCGCTCTGGCAGAGTCCGGCAGAAAACCCGAGAGTCTTCATGGACCCCACCGTCGAGTAGCGCATCTCGTACGTGACTATCTGCGTTTTCGGGGCGGTCCAGGTGATGTCGTACCCCTGCGTCCCACTCGGGGTGACCGCGTGGGCCGTCACGTCTGCGGCCGTAAATCGAGCGGGCGACCAAGACGCCACGCGCGCGTGGATCAACTCTTCCGGTTCGCCGGTAGCGGCTTCCATTGTGATTGGGGAGATGTAGAGATCCTGGCCGGATGCAATACGCTCCTTGCATGTTATGACCTGGAAGTCCAGATAGAATGTCCCCATCCGGTCGAAGAAGTGGGACTTTCCCTTCCAGGCGAACGGCATCCCCTGCCACTGCGGGTCATTTGGGTAATCGAAAGCCGTGTCGCCTGCACTAACCGTGTGGCTGGGCGCTACGGTGAAGGCGTATTTATGCCATTGATCACTATAATTAGCCGGGTCTAAATCGTTGTATTGATGGTTGCCTTGCGTTTGCCCCGACCCTGGCGCTTGCCAGTAGGTCCCTACCTCCATCGCCGAGTCGCTCCCGCACGGGACTAGATTCTTACCCCATTTCACCCAAAACACCCAGCGGTTGGTAGTTGCCGGATCGAAACCGCTAAAGTTCTTAATCATGCGCGGAAACATCGGGTAGATCTGTCCAGGCGCTGTAAACAGCGTGTAGGCGACGGTGGTGAACTGGACGCCCACGAAGGCTGGTCTGGTATACCAATCGGTGACCCCTGGCAGCGTCGTAGTGCTGTTGTAGTCGCCGTCTGGGTAGCCCGGAATGTTGACGGTGATCCGCGTGACGTTGGAGCCGTCTGCCGGACCATCGATCGACCGGACGACGTAGGCGCGGTTCAGCCCGTTCCACCAAACATTCTCCGTTGCGCCTGCGGAGCCAGTCGATTGCACCACGCCAATGGACTGCGCCCCGGTTATTGAAACCGTCCAAGCGCCATGATCCAATGCACCGGAGAAAGGAACCCCGATATCGTGGCATCGGTCGTCATAGCCGCTCACTGAAACCCAATGGCCTGCGGTATGGGCGTTGTCGAAGACGCAGGCGATTAAGCCGACATCCGCGATGGTGGCAGTGCCGGATGTTCCGCAGCCCGACTGGCAGACGCCGATCACGCCGCCAACGTCGAACGGCTGGATCTTCCCGACAGTACTGGTGCCGGGGATGTACTTCACGAGGTGGCCGGTGGTTGTGCCCGTCGAATCGTTGACCGCGGTCAGCGTGTGCGTCGTCGCGCCCGCCGTGTCCGTGATGTTTCTCAGCCAGACGGGCGTGCCCACGACGACGTTCTGGCTGCTCGGATTGGCATAGGGGAAGGCCGTCCCAAACGTGATCGTGCCGACGCCGCCAGTGATGGTAAACGCAGAAATATTGTTCAGGTTCCCGCTCGTCGTCGGCTGGCCAGGCTCAGGAGTCAACCGCTGCATCGAGCATTCCAACTCGTGCGTAGTGTCGGGGCATCCAGGGAGAGCCACCTTGAACAGTCCATCGGATGTCACGGTGCCCTTCGAACTCCAGCTCTGGACGTTGTATCGCAGCGGGTAAAAGCCGTTATCCGGCGACAAGTTGAAATCCGTGATGAAGGCGCGAGAGATTAGCAGGGTTTGCCCGGTGAACGAGCCGAATGCCGAACTGTCAAACTTAGAATTGGCGCTTGAGTAAAGTTCAAAGTGGGTTGCATCCACGTACCTTGCGAAGAACAACTTCTTCGTCTGATCGGAACCGATGCTGGCCCACGCCCCGGTTGCCCCCATGATCTGAATGTTCCACTCCATCCGCGTAGTGGGGGTGTCGAAGCTGATTCTCGCTGCGGCATTTGTGGAGACGGACTTGCCGATGCCTGTAGCGCCGGGGGTCCGATACATCAAAAACATTTGCCGGGTCTGCCACGACGTACCACCAGTGAAGGTGGCGTGCGCTACAGTAGCGTTACTGTAAAACACCCCCTTCAAATAGCCGCTGTCATTTATGGCATGGTACAAATGCCATGTGCTGTCTTGCATACTGTTGCCAAGCAGGACTTGATACGGGGTTCCCTGCGTCAGGCTCGTGACGAAGGTGTATGTAGTTCCGTCGATAGTGATGGTGTCTCCAGCATTAGCATTGGTATCCAGCGTTAGGACCACAAAGGGGCGCATATTGAACCCGTGCGCGGACGGGCACGTCACAACTGCGGGGTTGGCGTTGGAAACGGATGCTGGCACAGAGCAGGCGAAGTCCTCGATAGTCTGCGCCGTGCCCCTGATGCACCACAGTGCGCTAAGTAAGAGAAACTTCACTCGTAGTTACCTCGTTAATCCAGAAATCCGCATGCCCCAGTAGTCCACGTAAATGTCCCTGGCTGCTGTGGTCAAGGTCTTCACAAAAAACGACGGCGTCATGTCATTGGTCACGCTGGTCGCAATGCTCACCGCTGTTGAATACGCCCCGCCGTCCGTGCTGATCCGGCACTTGAGCGTGCCCGCAACGTCGCTGTAAATCAGAATTTTGTACCAGTGGCCGACAGTCGGCGTGACCGTGGTGTCCACCGACGTGCAAGTCGGCGTCTGGTCGCACGATTTGAGGTAGAAGTTAGCAGCGTTGGCGTTGCCCGCGGCTAACTCCACCATATGACTATCCTTGGAGAGATCGATGGTCCCATTCTGCGCGTTGAAATAGCCGACGCGAATAACCGTAGAGGCAGTGGCGACCGACGTAATGGGCTGGATAATAAAGGGCGACACCCAACTGCCAATAGCGCTCAGATCGGGGAACAGGTTGTAACCGGTTCCTGTGCTGCCCAAGTAAATCTGGCAGGTATTGTTTGTGCTGGTCCCCGTCTTGAGTTGGCCAAGTCCCGGATGGTTGACTAGAGCCGCATTATTGCCTCCCGGCATCGTTACCGATCCCGTGCAATTGACAATCCAGCCATGCGTACCAAAGGTGGTAGAGGTTCCGTTAGAGATTGGGAAATCCTCGACCATGATGAAGTCCGTAATCGGAAGTCCCGTTACGGTGCTGTCGCCCGAGAGGAGTTGGCCGTAGGTGGGCGTGGAAGAAACGGTACTTGCCCACGCAGTTCCGTTGCTCCAGCACAGCACCTTTGTAGACCCGCCGCCCGTCACGCAGTCTGCGGATGAAGCTCCGTCCGACACTTCAAACAAGCGCCCCGCATTTGAGGAGGCGGTCGGCAGTGCGGCGACGGTAGTGATGGGCAGACCCAGCCCATTTGTAAAGGCCGTCTGCCCAAAGGCTGAGGCCGCGAGTGCGAGAAGAAGTAGAGTTTTCATTAGGCTATTTCCCGTATACCGTCCAGTTCGTGCCATTGCAGTAGGCCAACACGTGGTTGGTTGAGCCCCCTGCGACAGTTGCGCCCCACGTGGAAGTGTTGGAATCCGTCACTCCGCGTGTGCTGCCCTCTGCGCCGGAATTGCACGTCGGCAACGCCGACGCCGCGCCCACCTTGGCTATAGCCGACCCACCAAAAGAGACGGCCCCGCCCGACGGGTTCAACTGCAATACCTGGGCGCCTGTGCTGATAAGATAAGCATCAACAAAAAAGTCCCCGGAGCTTAGCGCTCCCAAGGATAGCCGCATCTTGGCGTTGGTCAGGGCGGAAATCGTAAATTGACCGGGATACCCAGAGGTTAACTTGGTAAGGTCTCCGTGACCTGAAACGTTCATCCCGCGCCCAATTTCGGATGACACCAAGCCATAACCACGAAAGCCTGTTCTCTGCGTCCCGCCTAAGATTGTGGACGTGCCGAGCGTGACTCCGGAATCATCGTCTACTATTGAGCTAGAGCCGAACAAGAATGACAGCACGAACAAATTGTCATACGATGCCCCATTAAGAGAGTATGCAACAGCCGAACCGTCATAGAACGAGTTGGCTATATAGGTTCCAGTTTGGCATTTGGTCAGCTTAATCACTGGGTTGTAGCTATCAACCTCGAACAAATTATTGTTAACCCGGACTCCGTAGGTATACCCGCCAGAGGCAGCACTTTGGCTACCATCGCATTCAACAGCCACAAGTCCCACACTGTGACGCACGAAGGAGTTTCGCTCAAACGTTACATCGTTTGCATTGGCTCGCGCATATAGCCCACGATTCAGGTAGGCGAAAGAGTTGGATTCAATCACGGTGCCATACCCGTTAAATGGAGAGGTTTGGTCTGGAGGGTCTGGGTAGGAGGCGTTATTGCCCCCCAAAACGATTGCGTCTTGTCCGGGCGCTCCGTTTCCGATAAAGGAGTTGTCCCGAATCTTCAGGGTTGTATTCGTGCTGTGAACGAAGGGCGCGCCGTAGGTCATGGTCAGTGCGCCATTGCTGTAGGTCCCGTTGCTCACGCCGACCGTAGGGAAGGTGATGGTCGTTGCCGCCGCTGTTGCGCTGACTGACACGACTTGATTTAAGGCACTCGTGGTGCTCCCACTGATAACCCAGACGGCGTTTTGGAAATGGCCGCTCGTCAAGGTGCTAGGGAACGTGGCCACCCCAACGTTGCCGGTCACTACAATATTGGTCAACGTGGTGCCCGTCACAGAAAAAGTTAATGGAGTAGACCCATCAATGATGGTTAGATTATCCATCGTGAACGTCGCTTGAGCTTGTAGTTCGATCTTTGCCCCGAGGTTTCCCTGATAGCGCAGATCGAGCACTGTGGCTCCTTTGACCATACTGCTGAGTCCAGACCCAACCTCCCACTGCGGCCCCCCTCCCGCACCAGTGAATCTGATGTTGCAGCCACGCGCGGCCGATCCACCCTGCGTTGATGGGGCGAGTTGCCCGTCAGCCCGATAGGTTGACGTGGACGCCGGGAAATATACCGTCCCACCGCCGACTCCAGAGGCGCAGATAGTCGTTAGCATTGCCTGCGCTTGCGTGGTGCGATCTGTCCCGTCAGGCAACCATCCGAGGGATTGCGCGTTATACATTTGAGGGAGTTTGGCAAGAGCTGCGTCGAGAGCCGAGTAGCTCGTAGCAGGAAACTGCCCGGATGCCTGCACGGCTATCGCTAAAGCAAGTAGAAGGCTTTTCATGGAACAATGCCCGCCCATTGCGCAGCGGTTAGCGCACTCCAAGTCCCATTCGTTATCGCGGCCCAAGAAAGCCCTGATGGGGAGGCGCCTCCACCGAGCGTCACCCTGCCCCCGATTGTGACCCCGCCTCCGATAGTCTGGGACAGGACCGGAATGATGCGCACGCGGCGAATTGGATGGTTGACGGCATGTGCCAGCGAAGTGCTCGCCATGGCCAAGCCGATGAGTATTAATCGCATGCCTGTTACCATCCCTCCTTTATGACCTTCCAAACGATTGGGGTGTAGGCTTGCGTACCAGACCCGACAGCGAGAGTCAGTCCAAGTTTCAATGTGGTCAGCGTTGCGTCCTGATTGCCTGTGCTTGCGTGAGCATACCCCCCGGCCCCCTGTTGGTAATCGGTCCAGTCTACTATCGTTTGCGCATTTTGAACCCCGTTGTTATTGCATACATGGGCCGTAAACTTTTGGGGATTGGTGGCCGACGGGGTGAACCCGGCTACTGGCTGCACTGTGTCGCTGCTGCCAGTGGTACCGGGAGCAGTTCCGTACCAGACTTTGGCGGTTGTCGCGGTAGATCCGCTCGGCACAAGAACTACAGCTTCAATACCCCAGCATTTACCAGATGGCAATGCCGGCAGGGTAGGCGTAACAAATACTACCGTATCGCTCGTACCGACCGTGACATTAGAGAGCATGTACTGCTCATTCTGGGGAGAGCCACCAGCAGCAGCTTGCCAAGTTGCCGCACTACTGCTGGTGGCCGTGGGCACATATCCAGTCGAAGGGGTCCCGGTAACGGCGATTCCGTTTATCTTCACTACGGTGACGGCGTTGCTTCCGCTGGTGGTGGCATCTCCACTCAGTTCCGCGTTTGACGGCGTGGTGCCGTTGCTGCGAAAGAGTCCCGCCGCGCCCGCCAGCCTCGTCGGCACACCGGAAGCCCCGCCGTAGATCGTGTCGCCTGCCGTGGTCATCGGGTTGGCCGTGCCGCCGCCCGATCCGATCTCAATCTGCCCGGTGAACGCCGGGAGAAACGTGAAGACCAGATCGCCTGACGTGTTGCGGGTGTAATCGCAGGCGTTCGCGACTCGCGGGGTCGCGCTGCTAAAACAGTAGGCCACGGCAAGCGTCCCCTGCCCGTGAGTTGCGGCGGAAATTGAGACGGAGGTTTGCGCGGTGACCGTGGTGGTATATGGAGCAACGGCGGTACCGCCCCCTCCCGCTGGCGTTGTCCATGTACCGGTGCCATTTAGGAACTCCGTGACGGTGTTCGACAGCTTGGGGGCGAATCCGTGCTTTGTGGTGCTGGCATTGTTGGTCGTGATATCGGACGTTGAAAGATCAGCATCCGTGGGCTGCGCCGTGGCCGGAATGCCCGTCGCCGCCACATGGGTAACAAACTGGTTGGCCGTCCGGCTGGCGGCCGTCAGCACCGTGGCGTACACGTTGCCCGATGAGTCCAGGCAGAGTTCCGTGTTCGCTACGGAGCTGTAATAGCAGGTGACATTACCCGAGGTGGGATTCAACGGTGCCGTGCCGGTCGCGCCAGTCACCACGTAAGTGCCGGTGTTGGTGGTGGAGAGCAGCTTCTTCCAGGTATTTGTCGCCACGCAGGCCCAGACGTCCTGGGTTACGGTCTGGGTGTAAAGAGCCAGGACGGTGGTGCTCGGCGCGCCGCAAGCCGCCACGGGGTCCGATGCGCCCGTGGCCATCGTGGTGATGCCGCTGCCGCTGCTTGAAACCTGCCGGAAATTGGTGCCGTCGTACTGAAACGAGTAGGCCGAGCCTCCGGTTAAGGCGCTCGCCGCTACATTGGTGGATCCGTCCGACTGCTTCAGGGTCTTGGCGCCCAGGCTGAAGACGTTCAGGGTGGACGTGCCGCTATTGGTTGTCTGTGGAACGAACGAGACGACGAGTCCGGTCAACGTGCTCACGGCCGGCGTCGGAGATGGGCAGGTATAGGTGGTCGTGCTGCCGGTGGCGTCCGCGCAGTAGGCGTTATTGCCGGTGCCTGGAGTCCCTGTCGCGCCGGTTGCCCCGGTCGCGCCCGCTGCCCCTGTGGCCCCGGTCGCGCCCGCTGCCCCTGTGGCTCCGGTCGCGCCCGCTGCGCCCGTGGATCCTGTCGCGCCCGTCGCGCCCGATGCGCCGATCGGGCCAGCTCCGCCCGTCCCGTTTACCGCACAACTGATGTTAGCCGTGCTTGCAAAGTTCAGCGTGATGCTGGTGGTTGTCAGGCCGCTGATGCTGCTCACGGCAACCGGGGTGCGCGCCGTGCCGGTGCCGGTCCAGCATTGATATTCGACCGCATCGGCGGACGTCAGATTGAGCGCCGTCAGGTCGACCGTCAGGGTAGTGACTGCGCCGGCCGACGACGCGGTTGGATTGGTTGCGCCTACGCCGCCGCCCGCGCTGCTGCCGCTGCCGGGCCTCGGATATTGTGCCAGCGCGAGCGCCGGGATGAGTATGAGTAGTGCGAGGCGCTTCATTACCGTTCACTCCAGAACAGGGCAATATTCGTTGTGCCGGTAATGCTCGAGACCACAAAGGTGTAATTGGTGGCCGTGCCGGTGTTGCCCATCCGGACCCCGCCGAGCTCGATCGTCACCCGCTCCCCGGCCGCCAGGTGCAGGATTCCGCCTGCCGCCGTGCCGTTGCCGACGTTGCTCGCGGTCCACACCGTGGCCTGCGCGGGGGCTCCGAAGGGCAGCAGGGCGCGAGTGGTGCCCGCGGTCGTGGTGGCCGCGGCGCCGTTCTGAGACATCGTAAAGTCGCAGGCCACTGAGCAGTACACAACGGCAGCAATGAGCTGCACCTGGTTCGCGTTCGATGCCGGCTGCTGGATGGTGAACTTGGTCCCAGCGCCGGATAGAACCACATCCCCGGTTGTGGCGGAATAGTTTTGGGCGGCGGCGGAGCCGGCCAGAAACAACACATAGAGAAGGAGCAGAGTTAGGGATTTCATCGGTGGGCTACCTTTGTACTGGTAGGCTCAAGTTGCGTTTGAACCTAGTAAACGTTGGGGTTTGAGCACATACTGAATGCTCAAGTGAATTGGATTATCTATACGCTAAGCTGCCCGCGCACTAAGGCGGTTCGGTATGTGGGATGGACGCGGCAGAGCGCCGAAGCTCGGCTGAACGCTCATATTTACGATTCCCTGGAATCGCACAGAACACACAAGCAGCGATGGATTTGCTCTCTGGTAGCCATCGGATTGCGTCCTACCGCCGAAACGATTGAATCCGGTTCCGGCGAGGGCTGGCAGGACGCGGAGCGGCGCTGGATTGCTTGCTATAGAGCCAATGGTGCGCGCCTGGTCAATGGCACGGACGGTGGCGACGGCATTGTCGGATGGGGTACTCCGGAGTTGCGAAGCGCGTCCGCGAAGGCGAGGGCCGCACGCACCACACCAGAGCAATGGGCTGCGATGACCGAAAAGCGGATGATGAAAAGTACGCCCGAAGAGCGCAGTGCGTCCGCGAAACGGGGAAGTGCTACGCTTACGCCCGAGCAGCGCAGCGCAAGGTCCAGAAAGGGACAGGACAGCTTCACGCCAGAGGAGCGAAGCGCGAGAGCCAGGCACGCCCACGCGAATTCTACCCATGAGGAACGCAGCCAAAGAGCCAAGGAGATTCAGGCGCGGTTTACTCATGAGGAACGGAGCGCGAGGTCGGTAGCGGCGCATGCAAGGCGGAGCCCCGAACAGAGACGGGCGATAGCGGCCAAAATATCGGCGAGTAAGACTCCAGAGCAGCGTAAAGAGATCGGCGCGAAGATGGTTGCCGCTAAGACGCCCGAGCAGCGTAGTGAGGCGAGCAGGAAAGCGGCAAGAACAATGGGACCAGAACGGCGGAGCGCAGTCGCACGTAAACGCTGGGCCAGCTTCACTCCAGAGCAGCGGAGCAGCATGCCGAAATCGGGCGTCGGCGCCATGACGTTTGAGCAACGGAGCGCTGCATCGAAAAAGCGGGTAGCCAATTCGACTCCCGAAGCTAGAAGCGCCGCCGGCAAAAAGGGCTTCGCGGGAATGACGCTTGAACAACGAACAGCCAGGGCGGTAAAGCGGGCTATGTCTATGGATCACGAAAGACTTGCCGCCGCCGCACGCAAGCGCCAGGCCGCTAAGACTCCTGCGCAGCGTAGCGAGTCGGCTCACAAGGCTTGGGCGAGCAAGCGCGCGCAGTCGCTTGCTGCGGATAACAATGCGCGTCACTTGGGCGCCTGACCCTTCGGCGTCGCCGTGGGCTTCGCCTTCGCGGCCTGGATGGCGGCAACCTGGGCCTGTGTGGCCTGCGCGGCGGTGGCCTCCTGGGCGGAATCCTGCTGGGCGGCAGAGGCCTCGCGGTCTTGGGTAGCCTGATCGGCTTGGTGCTCTTGATCCGCCGCTGCCATTCCCTGCTGATGCGCCTGATCCTGCGCCTGCATCTGCTGCTCGTGTTGACGGTCCTGCTCGGCTCCGGCGGCATCCTGTTCGACGGAAATTGAGGCGTGGAGCAGCTCGTGACGTAAATCCAACTGGTGGGCCACGGCGTCATGGTCAAGTTTTGCCAAAACGTTCATCGAGCCGGCTTTTGAGAGCGTTTCCGCGGCCTGGATCCGCGCGCGGTTGTTCTCATTGGCGATGCGTTCGGCGGACTCTACCTTTTCACGGTTGATCTTCTCGGCGCTCTCGGCCTTGGCCTGCGCTTCTACAAGCCGCTGCTTGACCATGGATATAAGCTGTTGATTGGCCTCGGTGAGTTGGTCTATCTGCGCCTTCTGCTGCGCCATCTGGCTTTGAAGTTGGGGCGGAATTTCCGGGTCGCCTTCCTCGGCTTGCAACATTGCCGGTGGGAGGGCGCTGTGAAATCTTTTTGCGAGGCGGTCCGCTCCGACGAAATCGGAATTTTCAAAGAATACGTCGGCTGCGAGGCTCCAGATTTCTGGATTACCTTGAGCCAGCGACATCAGTAGTTCCCTGGTTTCAGATCGCTGAGAATCGTACGAAATTCCCTGCGAGACCGTGACGTCATACTTGCCCTGGTCTAGCTTGTGGTGCTGGGGCTTACCGGTCTCCGCGTCCACGTAGGGCGCGTTGACCATAACGATGTTCTGTTTCTTGTCGTCGCCGATGACTCGGACTTCCCGCGCCGTATCGTACTTTTTCGGAATCAGCTCCACCAGGATTCGCCCGCCGCGCTTGAGCGCGCGCGCCAGGTTGTCCATGAAATGGAAGTTGGAGATGTCGCCCTTGGCCTGCAGCCTCTGGATGGCGATGCCCGACTGGTCCCGCGGGTTCTTTCCGAGCTGCGCATCGGCATAGCCTGTCGAATCCTTGATATCGTCGGCCGCCGCCGCTGCTCCGATCGCGAGCGCCTGCACCGGCGGATCGAACACTTCCCACCTGGGCGGGCCCAGTAGCTTGTCTCCCACCGCCACGGGGTCGTATTCGAGGAACGCGGCGTTGTCGGTATTGGCCCGCTGCCAGTCTTTGCGCTTGCTCTTGAACTGCCCGAGGCCGCCGACCCACTTCGGTTTCGGCGCCAGGCTGATGGTTTCGGCCTCCATCGTCTTGTAGTAGTTGAGGAGTTGCTGCGGATCGCGGGCGAAGCGCGTCATCGAAAAAATCTTCTTTTTGCCGCGAACCGTCATCTCGAGGCCGGTCACCATCACGATGGGGATGGTGGTGCCGTCCCACTCGGCGGGCTCCTCGAGCACCGCCGCGCCGTTGATGATGTACTGCATGACGGTCGGGATTTCCTTGGTGCTCTCCCGGGGCTTGCCGTCTTTCCCGAGTTCCCACTCCAGGCCTTCCTCTTCGCCTTCCTCCAGGTCTTCGAGGTACACCGGGTGGACCGTGCCGTCTGCGTCCTTGCGCATCCGCAGGGTTTTCTTGACGGTGGTGATCTCCCAATACTCGGCTACCCGCTTGCCGTCGTCGTCGAGCCAGCCTTCCTGGGTGAGCTCGCGAAGGAAGTCGGCCGAGAGGTCCGCCTGGTCCTTGCCGAAGCGGTCCTCGTGGGCCTCGTTCGATAGCTTGGCCAGCCGGAACGCCCATTTCATGTCGGAGCGATCAGGCTTGCGCGCATAACAATCGACGTAGATCGAGAAGGGATCGTCGATGGTGATGGTCTTCAGGTCCTGGTTGAAGCTGAGGGGGTCGGATTCCTCACAGCCGTACATCCAGAAGCCGAAGCTGCAGCCCGCGGCGTAGAACAGGGCGGTATCATAAGCCTGGTCCGCGTCCGAGTCATATTCGATATGCCGGACCATGCCCTGCAGCACCTTGGCTGTTTCCGGATCCCCGGCCGAGTCCACCGGGGATACTTTGATCGCGGGCTTGTTCTGGCGCGCCTGGTTGCCCAACTGGGTGACTGGCGGCAGGACTTTATTGAAAACGAGACAGGGCCGCGGGGATGGTCCGTTTTCGCGGTCATGCTTGACCCTTTCGTCCCACTGGTCCCCCGATAAAAAAAGTAAATCCTGGAGGGCCTCTTTTCTAATGTCCGTCTCTGCTTCCACAGCCTGGGCGAACCTCTTGCGTGCGCGTTCGAGGAGACCCTTGTACTGTTCTTGCGGAGGCATGGATTGGGCTTACACTTGGGGCAATGGATCTGGACGGCGTGTTAGAGGTGCTGAAGGAGGTCGAATTCGACGATGACGAAAACTGTCCGAGCTGCTACGCCGAGCAACAACACTTAAAGGGCTGCTAGCTGAAGGCGGCGATCGACTGGCTGGAAAATCCTAGTTAGTCACGCGGCGGACGGGCGCGCCATCCGGCCCAGGAGGTCCTCGGCCTTCATCCGGTCCACATGGTAGTGGGGCAGGACGCATTTCGGGTGGGTCGCCCATTCGCCGACCGTGATGCCGTTCCACAGGCATCCCCGTGGGTGGCGGCCACATTCGGGGTCGCAGTTCCCCCCGCAGTCCCCGCAGTCAACCGGCGCCAGGACTATCGGAGCCCCACGCGGTTTGTCTTCCTGCCAGTCGTCGCTGTCCCGGTAATCGCGCTGCATATTGCTGTTGTCTTCGGGCCGTTCTAAAGCGGGGCATTGGCCGCAGGACGATGCTCTCCGCGATCATGCTCATCTGGCGGTTGTACTCCACTTGCAGCGGACGGGCGCGCGCCACGTTGCCCTTCAGGATGCGCAGGCATTCCAGGTTGATGAAGTGCGGTGTGAGTAGCTGGTTTCCCTTATACTGGCCGGCGAGATCCGCTATCGGATTGAACAGCCCGCCCGTGCCCGGCTTGACCAGCGCCGGCGCGATCGCTACTGCCGCCGCGGCGCCGCCCAGCACGCCGAAGAAAATCCGGCGGCTCATTCCCTTGCGTGCGCAGGTCTCGGCGTCGTGTCCCTCGTCCATCGAGCGCTCGCAATGCGGGCAAAGGATCTCGGTAGAGGTTTGAGTTTTCCCAAACAGACGTGTGAGGAAACTCATTCCCCGTTCCTCGCCGGCGTTGGCTTGTGGACGCCGCTGGTACACGGACTCAGGCAGCCACACTTAGACTTGCGGCACCACGTCTGGCACTTGCTGCTCGGATCTTGCGGCAACGGCCCGTGGTCGCCGTACGTGGGGCATTCCTTCGCGCGGCTGCACTCGCACTTGTGCTCATTCTTGAAGAAGTTGTTGCAGCGTAACGGTTGACCAGGGCGCGGGGTGGAGTCCTCGCCGGGAGGCGTCTGCTCCTGCAGCGCGATGGCGGTTCCGATCAACAGGATGGTGGCGAGCAGGAAGCGGATCATGGGCGAAATACCCTAAACCTTGCCGGTGGGCGCAAGGTGATGGTGTCGCCGATCTTCTTTTGCGACGACGGGACGTAGATGGGACGTCCAAACTGGTCGTACAGGGTGACCATGGGCGGCCCGAACGCCCGTTCCAGGCTGGCCAGACTTTCAAGCCGGAAACTCATTCCTCGATCACCGCAAAAGCGCTCTGTTCCTCGTTGAACATGACGTACAGCACCCCGTTGAGCGTGACTGAGAATTCCCCGCCCGGCGAAGACGGCCGCCGTGGAGACACCACGCGATCGCCGACCTTGGTCAGCATTGGATGGCGGCCTGCGTTCCACTCCCGGGCCTGTTCGTAGGGCACCGCGGCAAACGGTCCGCACTCGCAGACATAGGAATCCATGGCAACACTGAAGCACCGCTTCTTATGGCAGACGCGGCACTTCAGCGATTCAAACGGCGCATGCCGGTCTCCCAGCCCCACCGCGACCACCGTACCCATGAAGCAATCGCTCGAATCTCCCGCCTTATCGCCCGGTTGCAGCACGCCCTGCGGGAGTACCACTCCGTTGCTTTGGGTCTGCAGCGGATCGGGCAGCACCAGGATCAGATCGTTGAGAGGCTTGAAGTTCATGATTAAATCCTTGCAAGGCAATCGGCGCGGACTGACCAGGTGTCGTTTACGATGTCGTACCACCGGAGCACTCGCACGGTCGGCAGAAAACCCTCCAAATGATAACTGCGAGCGAAATCGACGCTTTTCGGCAGCGCCAGTGCGCGAAACGCTACCGGACGGATCCCGGCCTCTTGCTTTACGTTGCTAGTGAGGGATACCACCGCCGGCTGGATATACTGGGCAAAAAACCGCCGCTCGACCAATTGCCGATCATGGCCACAGGCCCGTTCGATCGCCGCAAAGGCGTTGCCCTCTATCTGAAGGTTGACCTTGAACTGGCGGTCAGCCGGAACGTGAAGCATCTTCGGGATCGAGATCAGCTTACGGCCCGGCCGCCAGAGCAACCGCTCCGGATCGACGGCGGATACTGTACAGATAGACAGTATCCGCGCGAAGAGGTTCCGCCGTGTCATTTAGACCTTGGCGTACTTGTATCCGAAAGCGTCCCCCGCTTCCGTCGAGTACTCGCCGGTCTTGTCGTTCCGAACCAGGTAGTAGCCGGGACACACAGCAATGCCTTCGAGGTCGCCGCGGTCGGGATCGCTCTGCGCGTCCGTTTTCGCGCTACTGGTGGGCGCACTCGACTCCTGGGCCGTAGACGCAGCAGCCTTGGCATCTTCAATTGCCTCCAATTCCGTGGCGGAGCGGCTGTAGCCCTCTGCCGCCGCCATCTCCGCTTCCGCCTGATTCTGCGCAATCACGTTGGGCGCATTCACCTTGACGAACGTTTGCGGGTACTCGGACGGAACTGGGGGAGGTGGAGGGGCAACCAGCTTACCGGAAACGGGATCGACCGTATGTCCCGCCAACGCCGGGTCTGGGGGAGGCTCCGGGGGAGGAACCCAGCCATGGTCGCTCATGAGGGCGCCGCAAGTCTTGCAGGGCCTGGAGCCATCCACGTCATCCCGGTGGTAGGCTTTCACGATGCGGCCGTCGCCGTTCGCGAGTAGGGGCTTATCCCCTGGCATGTCGCCGAGGCGGCGCCACAGTGCGGCGGTATAGGTGTCTGCGATTCGTCGGTACTGAGCCATTGGGCTGATTCTCCTTGGTTGAATGGTGTCACATCTACTGCGCGGCGGACAGCGGCGGGGCTACCGCGCACCTAGCCCTGTGCCATCGAAGACAATGAGCACAGCTTGGACGGATCCGTCCCCGCGCCCATGCCGGGATACATTCGCGGCGTTTTCGTGCGCGGTTTCTTTCCCGCCGGCGCGGGGGTCATGGGCAGCTTGAGCTGCGGGGCGGCAACGTGTTTCATTGTTAGAGTTTTCCTCCGTGGGTGATCGCGGAATTGCAGTCCATTCTTGAGTCTCTGATCTTGCGAATCGCTACGGTGCGGTCCGGACCAGGTGGGACGTCGGCCACGATGATTTTCACCGCGTCGGCCAGTGCCCGGCGGACGCGGGATCCGGCTTCGACCTGTGCGGGCGTCCACTTGTGATACTCGAAGGCGTCGTCGATGGCGGCCTCGACTTCGGGCGTCAGTTCGGTGGCGCGGGTGAAATCGATCCGGATGGGGGCGGCGCGTTGTACTTCGGGCGCCTTTTCGATCATGAGCGGCTCTTGCGCGAGCGGATCGCAGTGGACTTCCGGCTCGTTGGCGGCTGCTTCTTTGGCGGCGCGGGCGTCCATCCAGTTCTTCAGGACGATCACCGCCGGCCGTAGATAGAGATCCCAGAGCGTCTCGGGCGAGAATTCCTGAAAGTCTTTCAGTGAGATCGACATCTCGACGTGAGACTGGGACTCCGGGTCGGTAGGATCCGGGTGAAAGGCAAGGACTAGGAGGCCGGATGCGGTGACTGCTTCAAGCATAAGTTCGGATTCTTCCTTTTAGGGGGTGTTACAGCATCAACCGGTCTCGGGCGATGCGTCCTGGGGCTTCCTACGCAGCCCTTTTCAGGCTTCTAAGCTGATCAGCGGCGTCCCTGCCCCTGAAGCGCCCGGTCCAGGCGATCCAACGACTTTCGGATCGCGCGTACCGCCGCGGCGTCGTCCTCGCAGTGAACGACGTCAATGCCGGCCTGCCGCGTCATCCGGTATGCCGCGGTCAGCGCTTTCCGCGCCGGCACTGTGACGGGCTCCGCTTCTTTCACGCCGAGCGCGCGCTCGAGGTCCTCGATGATGCGCCTGAAATCCTCGCGGGCAATCGCTAGCCGGTCGGCCTGTTCGCCGGTCATCGCATCCATCCACCGGAACCGTAGCGGCTGAGGCCTGCAAACTCTTCGTCCTCGTCGCGATCTTCCTTCTCGGCCGGCGCTACCCGTTGCGCAAACGTAAGGCAGAGGGCGTCCCCGTCGTCCGGACTCGCGATCCCGCGTCTTTGCATGTCGGCCTTCGATTCGAGCACCAGCTTGTTGCTCCGGTTGATGGCGTAACCTGGTCCCGCCAGATCCATCGCCATCTTCTCGTCCAACTCGATCGCACCGTGCAGCAGCCAGTCTTTGCACTGGCTCCACATGTAGGCCCGCATGTTGGACATGTTCCGGTCCGACGTGTGCGTCAATCCAAAGTTGGTCTCGTGAACGTTATTGAACCCGAGCGCCCGCAGCCGTTCGTAGATGGCCGCGCCGAAGGCCATGTCGATGAACATGGCTGCGACCCGGCGCCCCGGCCGCGCATCGCGCAACACTTCGGCCAGAACGCCGACCAGCACGCTGCGATCGCGCGTCTGTTCGCCGGGAATCCGGATCCGCGGAATCGAGCGGGCATCGAGGCCTCGCCGGAAAGCGCACACATTCCAGGCGGCGCCACCGCCCGATACGTCCACGCCGCAGATGAGCGGATCGTCCGGCAGGCTTTGTGCGGCCCGCCGCTGCGCGTCGAGGATGCGCGCGCGGTCGATGAACTGGAGCTCGTCGGCTGAGGGCGGCAGGCCCATCACTCGTACGCGGAAAAAGTCCGAATTCTCGCCGTATAGCTCGGCCCAGTCGGCAATCTCTACCTTGTTCGGCAGGGCGCAGGTTCGAGAGTCGATCGACTTATGGACCCAGCGGCCCATCTCGCTGCCAAAACAAACGCGGTAGAACTTGCCGGTGTTTCTGGTGGCGTTCCCATATAGAAAGGCCATTGCTTCCCCGTCCGTAAGTCCGCCTTCAGCCACCTCAAAGATCTTGTCGGGTACCGCGCTCGCCTCGTCGAAGACGTAGAAGCTCGAGGACGTCGCCGCGTGCTGGCCGGCGAAGGCCTCTGAGTTTTCCTCCTTGCAGGTTGCCGGCGCGCAGAACCAGGATTCCTTGGCGTCCCGGTGATAGAGGCGTGCCGTCGTGCAGATGAACCACGGCGCCGTGAGGCAGAGCTTGTGCCACTTCTGAATCGCCGCCCAGGTTTTGGTCTCCAACTGGATGAACGTGTTGGCTGTGACCGTGCCTTGCGCGTCAGGGCGCGTCGACATCACCCACAGGACCACGAACGCGGTCAGCGTGCTCTTGCCAATGCCGTGTCCGGATGCGATCGCCCGCCGGATTGGAGCTACGGGGGTAATCCCGTTGAATCCGCGGTCGCGCACCTGCTGCCCGATCTCATCGAGTTCCCTGCGCTGCCATTCATCGGGGCCGGTAAAGGCTTCGAGCGGGGTTCCCGGCTCGCCCCATGGGAAGCATTCGAGGACGAACAGAAGCGGATCGTCGACATAATCCGCCATCATATCGAGCAGCTCGTAGTCGAGTGTTGCTGCTGCGGCCGGATCGTGGTTATTTGGCTGCTGCTGCGGCTGCATCTCGTCTCAGCTTTTCCGCGGCCACGCGGTCGCGCCCGGCATGGATACGCTGCCGGATCACGCCGATGCCGATAGTGCCCGATACGTCCACCTTGGTGGCCACCTGGCCCAGCTCCACGGCTACCTGCTTTTCGATATTCAGCATGGCGTCCAGCATTCCGTCGTCGACGCGATACTCGGGCACCTTCGAAGAGCCCAGGCCTTCGCCCATCGACTGCATCTTGTAAGTCACACAGATAAGTCCGGTATCCCCGCCCGGCGTGCCTGCCATCTCGGGATCGGCGGCCCGTTGCAGGATCACCGACCGCAGCCGCTTATAGCGGTCGTTCTGGTTGCGGAGGCGGTAGTCCTGGTCCGCGACACCTTCGCCGCGGGCCTTCGCGCGCCATAGGCCACGCAGCCGCTTTACCTCTTCCAGGAACTCGTGGTCCTTCTTCCAGTTGGCAATCGTCCGCTCGCTCATGCCCGACGCCTTGGCGATCTCGGCAACGGTCAGCTTGCCCTTGGCGACCGCAGCCGCCGCGGTGAGCTGCTGGGGAGTCAGAGTTTCGCGGACTTCGCCGCGGGCTTCATTGGGTGAGTTGCTGCTTGCACGGCCTCGGCCGCGTGGATCCGTTCCGGTAACTGGGTTACGGCGTCGAGCACGATATCCGATGCCTCCAACTCCGCAGGCGTGAAGTACTTCAAGCCGTACAGACGGATCAGGGCGTGCAGCCCCGCGCTCGCCTGGGTGATGGCAAATTGCTGCCAGAAGTTCATGAGACTCCCTCTGCTTTCGACTTGTCGACCTTGGCGTCGAGCGCCGCCGTGACGGCAGTGACGCTTTTCGCCGCGTCCTCGCGCATGTCGATAACTTTCTGAGTGAGGCTGTTGGCGTGTTCGATGGCCATAGCTGAGGAAGCCGATCCTTGAGCCACCGCTTCGAGAACTGACTTGGTGTTGGCTTCGGAGTGGGACATCGCGATGGCGGTCGCTCTGGTAGTGGCGCTCACGGCGTCCTTGACGCTCTCGCCGATGTTCACGAGCTTCTGGTTGAAGTTATTCGAGATTCTGATCGCCTGGCTGGACTCCTTTGTGCCGGCGTCGACGGCCGCCAGCACGGCATCCTTGCTCGCGGCGTTTACCCTTGCCACCTCTGCCAGGGCTGTCAGGGCGTCGGCGTGCTTCCTGTCGGCGTCCTCCCGGGCCCATAGGCGATCCCGCGCGTCGGTGGTTGCCTTGAACTCGTTGGCTCGTTTGTCGGTGTACGCTTTGAAGGCAAAGGTCATTAGTGTGGTGAAGATTCCACCAATGGTCACCACCGTCAGGGTGGTACCGCGGCTCGCGGCATCGCCGTCCCTGGTCGCGCTCACCGCCGCTACGGCCGCGGCGATCGCGGCGGCTTGCCGTGCGGATTCCGCAGCGGTAGTTCTCGCGGCTTCCTGGGCGCTGCCCATGGTGTCCTCTCGCGCGGCCCGGGCTGCGGACTGCGCGCTGGTTTCCGAGGTGGCAGTGGTCAACTTGGCGATAGAAGCAGTCAACCTGGCGACAGAAGCGGCTAGGGCGGCTCTCTCCTTGGCGGCCTGCGCTAACTCCGTCTCCGTTGCGGCCAGCCGTGTGGTCAGCTCCTTTTCGGTCCTCGACTGCGCGCCAAGGGGAAGTTGCAGCGTTCCGAGCAGCGCGGCGATGATGATCGTGAGGGGTTTCAATGAATCCTTTGAGAAGTTGTGGCATACTTCCTCGCGGAGCGGTATGCCGGCGCCTTGCGTCGGGCGGATTTGGGAACCGGCGCCCGTTCAAGCTCTAAAAGAGGACTTTGCCGAGCGCGCGCGCGGTCCGCACATGGTGCAGCACGGGGAAGAATGCGACGATGGCGGCACACTTCACCGTCTTCACCGGATGGCGTACCGGATACGTGGCGACTTTCAGGATGCCGGCATTGGCCAGCGCGGTACTGAATACGGCGAGTAAGATCGTTCGTTTCATGATGGAGACTCCTAGAGATGGGAAGCAGCGGCCGTAGCGCGGGCGCGAAGGTCCGCCGCTTTCTTTCTGTCGTTGCCGGTGCAGGCGGCCTCGGTGAGCACCTTGAGCCGGAACTCCTCGAGAGTATGGCTTTCCTTGGCCAGCAGCAGGAATATCTCGACCGGCAGCGTGAACTCGGCAAGACAGTTGGTCTTGCAGGTGAAGGCGACCACGGGCGAGCCGTTTACCATGCGGATCAAGCTGCGTCACCGGTCAATATGCAGCTTCCCGTCATGTGCGCGGTACCCTTGCCTTCCGCGCACCTTCCGCCTGGAATACCGGCTCCGGCGGAATGGCCGGGTCCGTTTCGTCTTCATCGCAGTCGTCGCCCATGATCGAGAAACCCACGGCGTCCGCCAGCGGCGTGCGGTGCGATGGCGAGATCGCGCGCATGCCGCCGGTGAACCCGAGTTGGCGGACGTAAGCCCGGCCGTGGGAATCGTAGACCATGGGGATTAGACCGCGGCGGGCGTGTTGTCGGTAACGGCCTTCGAAATACGGTCCGCGTTGGCCGTCATAGCTACGGCGGAATCGTCGATAGCCTTCTGGGCGGCGGCGATGGCGGCGGGATCGTTGTTCGCCAGGGCTTCGGCGAGCTGCTTGGCAAGGGCGGCCTGGTTGTCGGCCAGGGTCTTGACCAGGACCAGGATCGAATCGTCCACGCTGGTTTCGCGGGCTACCGCAGAGGTCAGGGCGTCAAGGTTCAGCATTTCTTTTGTCTCCATGGCGGTCACCGCGTCGAGTTTCTGCTCAATGCGGGCTAGTGCGGCTGTGTGGTTAAGGATCTGGCTGGATACCAGGGCCTCCAAAGCGGGCGAGAGAT